ATCCATATTTAGGTATTTTGAAAACACTTTTCCCGACAACCGCTATACGGCAGCGACAGAGCCTACATTCTCTTCCCGGCGGGCATTGATTTTTTTGTTTTCCTGAATTTGTTCTTTCAGCATTTCCATTAATTCATCTATTTGCTTGTCACGTGCTGAAAGGCTTTCAGCTTGTTGTTTAATGATTTTCCAAACGTCACTTGAAACTGTAACCCCGCTGTCTTCACTGTTCAGATTATTGGAAAGGAACATTTCTCCCTCGCCTGATTGAAGCCAAACAAAGTTTATATTCTCATCAAGGGAACAAATCCGCTTCATAAACTTCTCAGAAAGAGGAACTTTACCCGTCACAATCTGAGAAAAAGAGGACTTCGTATATCCCAACGTTTCAGCCAAAGCCCTTTCATTTTCGGCTATTTCCTTGAAAATAAGCCAATTTATCACTCTTTTCAATCTCCTAAGAGGTTCTACTTGCATATATAAATATTGTTAAATTATAAATTTAATTTCGATTTATTCTTTTAAAATCATTACTTTGTTTATATTTGCATCGTCATACAATTTTGTATGCGGACAAATATACGAAATAATAAATAAAATCGGAATAAACTGATAAGTAAATTTTTGATATGGAAAGAATTACAGACAAACTCAGAAAACTTCTCGCCCTCGCAGAACGGGGATGCGGTGGAGAGGCAGAGAACGCTCGCCGTCTGCTTGAAGCTCAACTGAGTAAATATGGGCTGACGCTTGAAGACCTCTATGAAAACAAGACATCACGCAGGATATTCAAGTATAGGAACAAAGAAGAACGCCAGATTATCGTTCAAGTGTTTTTATCGGTTCTCGGCAGCAAGAGTGAAGCATTTAAAGCGTCAACTTACAACGCTTCAAAGAAGACAATATACATAGATTTGACAGACTTGGAATATGCTGAAATATCCGACATGGTTGCGTTTTTCAAGTCTCAGTTCAACAAAGAGAAAAAACGCCTGATGAAAGACATTCTCTACGCCTTCGTCAAAAAACACAACATCTTTGACTGTACCCCTAACGATGATGACAAGGCAAGCGACAAGGAAATAGACCTTGAAGAACTCATGCGTATTTTATCCCTATCAAATGGTATGGAAGACGTGACATACAGAAAAGCAATTTCAAACAAATGACAATATGGAAACAATGATTTTTAAAACACCCTGCCAAACAGAACGGGAAGCCCGTGACTTGGCTATTTATAACGAGTATAACGCCCTGATTGCCGTTGAGGGACAGAGCAAGACGCTCGTAACGGAACATCTGATGAAGAAATACAATATCCACAGCGCAGGAACTATTTACTTGATTCGCCGCCGTGTGGAGAAGAAATTGGAAGCGCAGAAAGGGGGTATAAATGGCACTAAGTAAAGAGGCGCAAAAAATTAAGACCGAGTACAATAAAAAGTACATGGAAAGGTATTGGGAGCGCAAAGCTGAAAAGAGAAAAAACGAGACCAAAGCGGCGGCAGAAAAGACAAAGACCGTGACAACAAAAAGAACGACAAAGACAGTGAGCTCCGTTACAGTCAAAGAAACAGAACTTTTTGAATGGCTTTTCCCCGAACCGCACGTCACGGAGGTTACAGTCTCCCGGAACGGACAGTCTGACGCACAGTATATCAAAGCCCTTGAAACGGCTAACAAGACGATAAACACGGAGAATGCCCGTCTTCAAAAACTCCTGACTAAGTATCAAGACATCGTTAGAACGGGGCTGAAAGCGATAATGTTTGACATTGAAAATTGCAAAGCATTATGAAAAAGAAAATTATTCAATGGGGGCTGATGACCGTTCTCGGTCTTTGGGGAATGGTTTCATTCATGGTTCTCGCAGGAGAAGAAGCCCCCGAGGTATGTATGACATTGGGCGATTTCATTCTTATTAAAGCCCTTGCGATAACAAGTTTTGCTGGTTGTATTCTATGCGGAAAATGGCTCTCAAAAAAAGGTCTTTTACCGGAAATAAACATACAGGAGGATTGAATATGGAAATCACTTTGGAACAACTCAATGAAAAGATAGACAACCTTTCACGGTTGACGCTTATCAGTTCAAAAACGGTTCTTGACTTTGAAGAAACGATTTTGTTCACGGGATTGAGCAAAGGACACCTTTACCGCCTGACAAGCAACCGGGAGATACCGTATTTCAAAAAGAACCGCAAGCTATATTTCAAAAAATCTGAATTGGAAGAATGGATGCTTGACCAGCGCATTCCGACAAAAAATGAAATCCAAAGTCAAGCGACAACTTATTTGGCAACCCATAAATAACACCGCCATGAATAACCGAACAACAGACATATTTGACGCATGGATTATCAACCAACATAACAGGCTGAAAGAAAGAATCGCTTCTTCAACCATGTTTGACGATGACGCTTTTCAGGAAACATATCTGACTATGCGGGAAGCCCTGAGAGTAAAGGATATTGAACTTGAATTTGAACCCGTGTTCATCAAGCTATACAGACGTATGTTAGCACGTGAGTTAAGCACAGAGTTCAGATATTCCCACCCCGACCCCTTGTTCTTTGTTCTTCTCCGTTCTGATGAAGAAAACCCGGAAGAAGTTGGGCAAGCCCCGGCAGAGAACATTCAGGCGAAACAAGTTGATGAATATGTGAAATACAATTTCAAGCCCAGTGACTACCTGATATTTCATTTGAAATTCTTTCAGGCTATGACTTGGCAAGGCTTGATAGACTACACGGGGCAAAGTTCAGCCACAATAGCAAGAAGACTGAATAATATGAAACACGCTGTGAAACAGTATTTTACCCCCCCCATTTATAACATACATTAACATTCAAATAACATAACTAAAAAGCAACAGCGATATGAAACTTACAATTTTTGACAAGAACAACAGCGGAACGACATCAGCCAGAACAGGTGTTCGCTCGGCTTATATCAACAGGAAAACTGGGAATATTTCATTCTCAAACACTTTGAAAAAAGGGCAAGGAATCACAGTTGAACAGACCGTCTATTTTGCCAAAGACGAAGACAGCAAGACGGGAGATTGGTATATATGCTTCAACGCCGGAGAAAACGGGTTAGCCCTCAGAGAGAAGAAGAACAGCGGTTATGCGAAAGACTGTGAACGCACGATTTATTTCAGCAACAAGTTCATCGCAAACAAAATTCTTGACGCTTCAAAAGCCCAACAGTCAGCTTCTTTTCTTGTCAGCGAAAAACCTGTTATGATTGACGGTAAGGAATGGTATAAAATCGTGTTATCAAAGCCATTGAGAGTTAACTAAATAAATTATTCACATTTCAAATTTCATCATTATGGAAAATGACATTATTGAAATCAAACAAGCTGAAATGCTTGCGGGAATTACCCGGTCAGAAATTGACATTCAGATTGCCACGGCGAAACAATACCCCCGTGACCTGAACACTGTCTTGAACAAAATCGCCACCTATGCCACAATGGATAGGGAAACGGCAGAAGACTGCTTCTATGTTCTTAGAAGAAAGGATGCAAACGGAAATGACAACACCATTGAGGGGCTTTCAATCCGTATGGCTGAAATCATCGCCGGGGCTTGGGGCAATCTCAGGGTTCAGACCCGCATCATCGGCAATGACGGACGTAAAATCACGGCTCAGGCTGTCTGCCATGACCTTGAAACAAACTTCGCCGTATGTAAGACCGTTGACCGCCGGATAACAACGAAAACGGGTAAGACATACAGTGACGATATGCAGGTTGTGACAGGTAACGCCGCCGCCTCAATCGCTTTCAGAAACGCTGTCTTGGCTGTCATCCCGAAAGCCGTTACAAAGCGTGTCATCAATGAAGTTAAACAAGTTGCGCTCGGTCAGGCGATTGACGTTGAGACATCACGTAAGAACTGCTTGACAAACTTCGCCAAAGCGGGCGTGACAGAAGCCATGATTTGCCAATATCTCGGTATCAAGGCTATCGCAGAAATAGACAAAGAACGCCTGTTTGAACTTAGAGCCACTTGGAACGCTATCAAAGAGGGAACGACAACCGTTCAGGAAACCTTTGTAAAACCAGCCCTTGAAGCAAAGGCGCAGGAAGAAGCCGACAAAAAGACCGCATCAGCGGCAGACAAAGCGGCAGCGGCTATCGCACAGGCAACGGGAGAAATACCCGCCAATGTTGACCCTGAAACGGGTGAAATCAGAGAAGACAAGTCAAAGAAAACATCAACATCTAAAAAATAAACATTATGAACAACGAATTTATTGAAGTCAAAAGAGACGATTTGCGTGAACTTTATCAGGTATTAACCAATTACCCGGCAATATCAAAAGAACAGGTTCAGAATGAAATGCACAAGGTTTTCGGGGAGGAAACATTCAAGCCCAAGGACATCATGGAGCGTGTGAAGACCTTTGAAGACGCTTGTAATGAGCTTGGAGAGGAACACAAACTCGTGACCGAGTGGAGATATTGGGAGGGCAATTGTTCGGCAGACCTCGCAGCTTACCTCAAACTCCGCATCATCTGCGCCGCCTTGAACGAGGGCTGGGAACCTCAATTCACAGAGGATGAATGGCGTTATTATCCTTGGCTCATTCTTTGGACTGAAAATGAACTTTCAGAGAAGTCAGATGAATGGAAGACTGACCGACATCTTATATCAACAGGCGAACATCAAACAGGATATGCAGGTCTCGCCTGTGCGCCCTCGTATAACGCCCCCTCGGCTGCGTCTGCGACCTTCGGCTCTCGCCTTTGCTTAAAGAGCGACACGCTCGCCGTTTACTGCGGGAAACAGTTCATCAACATCTGGGCAGACTTCTGCCTTATCCGCAAGTGAGTAACAACAAATGTTTAACATTCAAATATCAACAGTTTATGGAAACTAAAAATAACAGCGAATTTTTATCAAAAGTCAACGCTTTTCAAGAAGAAGCGCAAGAGTTCATCAAAAAGTCTGATAAGAGACATGCCGTAATTATCATTGCCTCTGAACCTGACGAAAACGGGGAAGGCTCATGTCAAACCGGGTCTATCATGGGAAATGAAGAAGAAGCCGTTTACGCTTTAGCCGGATTTATGAGACAGTCACAAGGACGTGAGTTGTTAAAGAGGGCTGCTTCTCTAAGTATGCTTGATTCTTTGATGAAATCAGTATTGAACGCAAAAGAACGGGAGGAAAGAAAATGAGCTACACGATTATCAGACCGAAAGACCGTAACGAATGGCTTGAACACAGAAAGTCAGGTATCGGGAGCAGTGAGGTTGCAACCATTCTCGGGTTGAACCCGTGGGAAACCCCTTATCAGCTTTGGAGACGCAAGGTAGGTCTTGATGAACCTAAAACAGAGACATTCGCGATGAAAGCGGGTCATTATCTTGAAGACGCTGTTGCACAGTTTTGGCATGATGATACGGGACGTGAAATAATCAAATCATCAGCCGGAGACTGGCTGATAAGAAACAATGAACGCACCTATCTTCAAGTCAGCCCTGACCGCACATATTGGCTCGCAGGAGAAAAGAAGAACGCTTCAAACAAGGGGGTTTTGGAATGCAAGACCACCCAAATGAAAATCTCTTCTGACGATTTACCGAAACATTGGTTCTGTCAGCTTCAGTATCAACTCGGGGTTGCGGAATTGAAAGAGGGCAGTTTGGCTTGGCTCTGTTCAGGACGTGAGTTCGGCTATAAAGACCTGTCTTTTGTTCCTGACTTCTACGCATGGATAGTTGAAGAAGTTGAAAAATTTTGGCGTGACAACATTCAGGGGAAGAAAGAACCCGAAGCGACATCGGTTCAGGACATCTTGCTGAAATTCAACCGTCACACGGACGGGAAAATCGTTGAAGTGAATGACGCTATTTTTTCAGACTATCAAAAACTGAAAGAAGTCAAAAAAGAGATGGATAAACTTGATGAAATCAAGACAGAGTTGGAAAACCGCATCAAACTCGGTTTCGGGGATGCAGAGGCTATCAGTTACGGAGGTCAGACGCTCGCCACATGGAAAGCCCCCAAGCCGTCAATGAAGTTTGATGACAAGGCTTTCAAAGCCGCACACCCTGAAATGGTTTCCGAGTTCTCAAAAGAGGTTCAGGGGGCACGCCGCTTCCTGCTAAAATAAGGTTCAATCAACAAAGAAAGGTCAGACGGTTATGTATATCATTTCAAACAAGCAGATGGAAGATATAATAAGCTATATCGAAGCATGGAAAGACGGGGTTCAGGTTGAAGAAAAGGACACCCGAACTTACAACAAGGTTCGCCTCGCAAATATCCTTGTGAAGAAACTGAAAGCGAAACAGCCACTTTCAAAGCCTGAACTTTCTGAGAGCCTTAAAAAAAATCTTTGTGATTTAAAGTGAGTACAATGTAATCACTTATCTTTGCAATAACCGAAATGAAAAGGCAGTTAAACAACGATATAAACTCCGTACACGGGTTGGATATCCGAAAGGTTTTCAAACGCTTGCTGTTATGCGTGGTTAGCCCTAAATACGGAGTTTCATTCTCTCAAATATGATAACACTCAGAGAAAACCAAACAGAGCCGATAAACAAGGCTATTCATTTCTTTACGGAAAAGAAACCGAAGCCGAGTTTGATTGTTCTCCCGACAGCTTGGGGGAAATCAATACTGACGGCTTTTGTCGCGAAGAACAGCAACGATAAAATGATTGTTCTTCAACCCTCAAAAGAGTTGCTCGAACAGAACTATTTGAAATATTGCTCACTGTGTGGGGATTTCGCTTTGAATGCGGGCATTTACAGCGCGAGTTTCGGGCGAAAGGATATCGCACAAATAACTTACGCCACGATAGGCTCAATCAAGAGCCTTGGGGCTAAATTCAAGTCTCTTGGATTTACAAAGATGTTGATTGATGAAGCGCACCTTTATCCTCGTGAGGCTGACAGTATGCTCGGGCGTTTCCTGAAAGAAAGCGGGATAACACACGTCCTCGGAATCACGGCTACCCCCGTGAAGCTGCAAACGAACCGGGATAAGGACGGGCAGAACTTTTCAAAACTTGTCATGCTGACCTCCCGTTCAAAGAAAGGCAACTTCTTCAAAGAAATCATTCATGTTGGGCAGGTGGCTGAAATGGTTCGCCTCGGCTTTTGGTCTCCGCTTCAATATGAGACAACGGGATTCGACAGCAGTCTTCTTGTCTTCAACAGTTCAAAATCTGAATACACGGAAGAAAGCGTTCAGCGGGCGTATGACGCAAACGGAGGGTCTGAACAGATTGTTCAAGCCCTTGACAGACATTCAGACCGCCGCCATATTCTTGTCTTCGTTCCCTCTGTTGAGGACGCTATAACGCTTTCAAAAAAATACCCAAACTCAGCCGTGATTTACGGGGAAATGGACAAGACGGAACGTTCTCAGGTCATCACACGTTTCAGGGCGGGCGAAATACGGGTCATATTTAACGTCAGAGTGCTTTCGACGGGCTTTGACTATACAGGTATCGACTGCATCGTTTTAGGCGTTTCTACGGCTTCTATCGCCTTGTATTATCAGATTATCGGACGTGCCACACGTATTGACCCCGAAAAGACAGATGCTTTGATTGTTGACCTCGGAGGCAATGTTGAACGCTTCGGGCGTGTTGAAGACATCACATTTGAACAGGGGAAGATGTGGCGAATGTTCGGAACGGGTGGGCGGCTTCTGTCAGGCATACCCATTTCAGACATCGGTCATTATACCCGTGAAGACACACGGGCGATTGACGCACGGGCAGAAGCCCCGATTGAAATCATGCCTTTTGGCAAATATAAGGGGAACAGAATAGCGGACATTCCCCTTGATTACCGTCAATGGATGATACGCTCCTTTGAATGGAACGCAAGGAACGAGAAGCTCCGCAAATCAATTCTTACAACCTTATAAATCCATCAGGCTATGGCAAGACCGAAAAAACAAACCGTTGATTATTTCCCGCATTTTGTCAAGGGTGGGCGCACGATTTTCATTCTTGAAAACAAGTTCGGGAATGACGGATATGCGTTTTGGTTCAAACTCCTTGAAATTCTCGGGGAAAGTGAAGGGCATTTCTATGATTGTTCAAACGCTTCAAATTGGGAGTATCTTCTTGCCAAAACACGTGTCACAGAGGAAAAGGCGAAAGACATTATCAACGTCTTGATAAATCTAAATAAAATTGACATTGAGCTATGGAACGAACATCGTGTCTTATGGATTTCTAATTTTGTCAGAAACCTTTCAGATGTTTACAGAACCCGTAACACCAATCTCCCGTCAAAACCCTATTTTGAAGACAAGAAACAACCGGAACAAAATGTTTCTTCCGAGAAAACACAGGATGAAGAACGGTTTTCTGCGCAAGAAACCCCTAAAGGAGAGGAAAGAAAAGAAAAGGAGAGCAAAGAAAAATATCCTTATCAGGATATATGCGCCTTGTGGAACTCAATCTGTGTTTCTCTGCCGAAAGTTCAAAAGCTCAATGACAACAGGCGAACAAAAATAAAATGCCGCTGTGACGAATGGGGCAAAAACCGTGAAGTTTGGATACAGACCGCAGAAGACATCTTCAAGCGTGTTCAGGCTTCCGATTTCCTGACCGGACGGCAATCCAACAAAAGGGCGTGGACGGCGACATTTGACTGGCTATTTGATAACGGCTCAAACTGGGTTAAAGTTCAGGAGGGCAATTACGACAATGACAGAGGCGGGCGTGGCGGTCAAGACGGTGCAACGGTCACAAAGGTTCAACTCGGTGTCGGCGAGTTCTATGACAATTCAGGGCGAAGGACATACGGTTCAGGCAAGGCGATAATACCTCCGACAGCCCCACCCCGCCCGTCTGATAGACACGCTTGGGATTCATCATCAAACACTTGGATTTTATTATGAGCATAAATTGGGAAAAATACGGGATAAAAGCCCCCTACGGGCGTTCAGGGAACAGAAAGGTTTTCTGCCCACAATGCCATGACCAGCGTCACGACAAACGTGACAAAAGTCTTTCCATCAACCTTGAAACAGGTGAGTTCAACTGTCATTACTGCGGATTCTCCGGCTGTGCAGCTGAAAAAGAACCTTGGGAAAAAGAAGACCGTCCGTGGCGTAACGCCGCCCCTATACGCCGGGAGAAGCCCGTTTACAAGAAACCCGCCCCACGTCAGGACTGTTCTTCAATCTCAGGGAAAGCCCTTGAATGGTTCAGGGGGCGGGGTATCAGCGAAAAGACCCTGACGGCGATGAAAGTAACAGAGGGGCTTGAATGGATGCCGCAGAAGAACGGCAAGGCAAACACGGTTCAATTCAACTACTACCATAACGGGGAACTTGTCAACACGAAATTCAGAACGGGAGACAAGTGTTTCAAACTCTGTTCAGGCGCAGAGCTTCTCCCATACGGGATTGACAACATCAAAGGGACGAAAGAATGTATCATCACAGAGGGCGAAATGGACGCTCTGTCATTCTTTGAATGCGGACGGACGGATGTAGTCAGCGTTCCGAACGGGGCTAACTCAAACCTTGATTATCTCGATGACTATCTCGAAGAATACTTCGATGACAAAGAAACAATTTACATCGCATCCGACACGGACACGAAAGGCGTTGTTCTGAAAGAAGAACTGATAAGACGTTTCGGGGCTGAACGCTGCCGGGTCATTGAATACGGGGACGGATGCAAGGACGCCAACGAACACCTGCAGAAGTACGGGCGTGAAAGTCTTCTGAAATGTATCGCTGACGCTCCCGAGATAAAGATTGAGGGCGTTTTCACGCTATCAGACTTTGAACAATCCCTTGACGCCCTGTTTGAGCATGGCTTGCAGAAAGGGGTAACAATCGGGCATGACAACTTTGACCGATTGTGTTCTTTTGAAACGAAGCGTCTGTGTATTATCACGGGCGTTCCGAGTTCGGGAAAATCTGAATTTATTGATGAGATTGCAGAACGATTGAATATCCGATACGGCTGGCGTTTCGCTTATTTCAGCCCGGAGAACGCCCCGCTGGAATATCACGCATCAAAGCTGATTGAGAAGTTCACGGGTAAACAGTTTGACAAAGAACACCTGACATACGGGGAGTACAAACAAGTGAAACAACACCTTGAAACAAATTTCTTCTTCATATCCCCGAAAAGCGATTTCAGAGTTGACGCTATTCTCGAAAGGGCGAAATTCCTTGTCAGACGCAAGGGAATTAAAGTTCTCGTTATTGACCCGTATAACAGGCTTGAAGATGAAAGCGAGGGCAAGAACGAGACGAAATACATATCAAGACTGCTTGACAAACTGACAAACTTCGCACAGCTGCATGATGTGTTGGTTATCCTTATGGCGCACCCGACAAAGATGAATAAGAACAAAGACGGTGAGCCTGAGATACCGACACTTTATGACATCAGCGGCTCGGCGAACTTCTACAACAAGGCTGATTTTGGTATTGTCGTTCACAGAAACCGACTTGAAAACACGGTTGAAATCTATGTGAAGAAAGTGAAGTTCAGACACCTCGGAGAGTGCGGAATGGCTCTGTTCAAATATAACCTGAACAACGGGCGTTACAGCCCCTTTGTCAACGGAACAGAACCCGTTTGGGATAACAATAACCATTTACAGGAAGAAATCAAACGGCGTGAGCAGGAAGCCTTTGAAGCCTCCCAATTCAACTGGGATGACTTTCAGCCCTCTGATGAAGAATGCCCGTTTTAACAAATAAAAACAAGAATATATGCTAACACATGGAAGTTTATTTAGCGGAATCGAAGGGTTTGGGCTCGGAGCAGCCCTTGCAGGGATAAAGACCGTTTGGAGTTGTGAGCTTGAAGATTATCAGACTTTAATAATAAAAAAGAATTTTGGAGAACAACATGAAATCAACAGAGATATTAGAACGTATAAAAACCCATCGTTTGTTGACATCATCAGCGGTGGATTCCCTTGTCAAGACATCAGCATTGCTGGAAAAGGTGTCGGAATTATCGGTGAAAGAAGCGGCTTATGGTCTGAAATGTTCAGAATTATACGGAAAGTTAGACCTCGTTACGTACTCATTGAAAACAGCCCAATGCTCGTTGTTCGGGGATTTGAGCAAGTCTTATGCGACCTTTCCGAAATCGGGTATGATGCGGAATGGCAGTGTTTATCTGGCACCGACTTTGGCATACAACAGAATAGGGAGCGATTATATTGTATTGCCTACCCCAGCGAAATCAACAGCAAACGGAGCAATCAGGAATCGATATTTCGGAAGCCCTACTTATCGGGGCAATATACACGAATATATCCGGGATGGCGAACAAGACAGTCTATACCCTCACCCAAATTTGCTGGAAAGTCTAATGGGGTTCCCGATAGGGTGGACAGAACGGAATGCATAGGAAACGCTGTACAGCCAATAATAGCGCATTATTTATTTGAGTGTATAAAAAATTTCAACAACCATATAAAATGAAGTTATGGCAAGATTAGACATTGAAAGGCAAAAACGGCTTGAACCGACACGCATTGAATATGCTGTCAGCCGCATTCAGGAACTCGGCTTTGAGATTGTTCTGCGTGACAACACTCAGATACAGTTCATTCACAAAGGGCAAACAGTCACATTCTTCCCTTACAGCGGCTGGGCGACAGGTAAAAGCATAAAAGACGGGCGGGGTCTTGAAAGACTTCTTAAACAGTTGAGACCATGAGACCAAGAGGAAACGGACTGACAACGCTTCACGATGAGAAGCAAGAAGAACGGGGCTTCTTCTGCATAAAGCTGGTTCAGTTTCTGAACACAGAAGCCGAAATGGGAACAGAAGAATACAAGCGGCTTTGGGAAGAACGATTTACAGCCGCAAAAAACGGTTGTTGCTCTTACAAAGAACGCTGCCCGATATATGAAAGAACGGTCAAGAACAGACCTGTACAACTGAATTTATTCACTTATAAAAACTGATATAAACATGAAAATGAGAAAAGTAGTATTAGATGAAAACATTATTCCCCCAATAACACACCCGTGGGGAAAAGTCTGGATTCAACCCAATCCCAAGGATATTATTTTAGATGATGAATATGCGGTTATGAAACAAAAAGACTTTGACCTTTTAGCCGATTATACAGCATCAGAACCAACGGGGAAATACAACGGAAAAATGTGGAAAGGAGAATTTAACACTGCTTCCGAAAGGAAATGGTATCTCTGTTGGTGTCATGATGAAAACTCCGTTTCACAAGAAATTTACATTTCTTATCGTGAAATTTTAATAATACAATAATTTCAAATCAACATGAATATAAGAAAACAGAAAAAACAAATTCCGGCTGAGTTCCGGAAACAAATGTACGAGAATTACAAAGCCAATATGACTTTATACGGTAAACCAATCCTCCCGTACAAACAATGGCTGAAAGACGTGTTTAACACTAAAATACCAACAAAATGAAAAAGATTATCATTATTTCAATCGCACTATTAGCCCTGACAGCGTGCGAATCAAAACAAGTTGAAGAAGTCAAGGCGAGTTCTAACCAATCATACCCCGTTGAAAAACTGTTCACGGTTGACGACATCACGGTTTACCGTTTCAGGGACAATGACCGTTACGTTTACTTCACAAACAGAACGGGCGATGTTCAATACAGTTATCAGAAGCGGGTCGGAAAAGCAACGAAAACAATCAGGGTTCAAACAGTGTGCAACGATGAGCAGGAATTTAAAAATCAGTGAAGTCAGAGCCTTTCTCGCTTCCGCTTCAAGGCAGTTTGAGCGTGAAAACATCTTTCTCCATAATGTCCGTTTCAAGCGTGACGAAAAGACGGGAGAAGTGATTGACATCATTATGAGTTATGAACAGAAAGACAATGAAAAGGAGGGCTACAAATGAAAGACAGTTTGGATGATGTTTGTGACCGTTTTCAAGAAAAAATTGGTCTCCTTGATGAAGTAATCAAAGAGTTAAAGGAGGCTTTGATAAACGCTCAGGAAAGTTTAGGAATGTCTGTCGCTGAGATTGAACGGGCTGTCAAACAAATAGCAAAGCTCGGGGCTGAATGTTTGACGGCAAAAGCCATTGAACACAGTTTGAAATACGAAATAGGAAGAATAAGCCTTGAAGATTATGAAATACGTTCTGAACCCATTAAACGTGAACCGCTCCCACCGTACAAAGAACGGCTGCACCCCCGGAAGCACTGGCAACGGAAACCCTATTGGCTCAGAACCCGGAGCAACCCTCAAAGACGGGGCTATCATTGAGCCTGAGAGCCTGAACGCAAATGAAGTGAACGAATTACGAAAGCAGATATTTAATCGAATAAAAAACAAGAAATTATGGGCAATTTTTCAATCAAAGAAGACCTCCTGAAACTGAAAGGGGCGTTTATAACAAACTTCAAAGGGCGCACGGAAACAAAACGCTGCCTTGTCATCCCGGTTGATGACAGCGGACTTTATGTCGGGGAAAAAGGCGTGTACCTGAACCTGACAGCCATAGAAATGGAGAACCCGCAGTACAAAGAAACACACTGTATCAAACAGTCACTTGACAAGGAGATATACGAAGCCCTGTCAGAAGAACAGAGACAAGCCCTCCCGATTATCGGCGGCATGAAACCGCTTGCGAAGAAAGCCGCCCCACAGATGAACGTTAATTCAACATTTGACGGGGCGCAAGCTGTCGAAAACACAGATGACCTGCCGTTCTGATGACAAGAAAAGGAATATAGACAAAAGGGGAGCAATCCCCTTTCTGTTTTCCCTACCCTTGAACAACCCCCAAAATCACGTTAAAACATGAAAGCTGATAAAAGTATCGCAAAAACAAAGAAAAGCCGACAGACAGCCGCAAAACCGCCTCTACGTGACGTTTTCACGGTTATTTGTAAGACCGATTTAAAAGTAGAGTGCGTAAAAGAGTTCAAATTTCACCCAGTCAGGAAGTGGCGGTTTGATTACGCCGTGCCTGAGTACAAAATCGCCCTTGAAGTTGAGGGTGGCGTATGGACGGGCGGGCGGCACACTTCCCCGAAAGGTTTTCTCGGAGACATTGAGAAATATAATACGGCTACGCTCATGGGCTGGCGTGTGTTCAGAACAACGCCTGATGACTTGTACAAGAAAAAGACCCTTGATTTGATGAAATCAGCCATTTTGAATGATTTTACCCCTTAAAAAGCCCCTTTTTTGCCTAAAAGTGATTATATTATACTCACTTTTTCATATTTTTGTGCGTACAATGTAATCACTAAGCAAAAAAGAGTATGAAAACAGAAACGATTCATCTTTCACAAATTCAGGTTAACGGGGCGAATCCCCGTACAATCAAGAATGACAAGTTTGAAAAGTTGATTAGGTCTATTCTCATTCTCCCGAAGATGCTTGAACTTCGCCCGATAGTCGTTGACAACACGTTCACGGTTCTTGGTGGGAATATGCGTCTTCGGGCTTTGTCCGCTATCGCTGAAATGTCTCCCGCTGAAATAAACACCCGGCTTGGGGAATGTTCAGGATACGCACAGAAGACAGAAGCGGAACGAGACCTTTTACGCAGTCATTGGGAAAAGTGGCTTGACAGCCCGACAGCCCATGTTATCAAGGCTTCTGAATTGACAGACGCAGAACAGCGGGAGTTCATCATCAAAGACAACGTGGGTTATGGAGAGTGGGACATGGACGCTCTCGCTAATGAATGGGACACGGATGAACTTGTTGATTGGGGCTTAGACCTGTGGGAAGACAAGTCAGAAAGCGAAAGCGGAAACGGTTCTTCCTCCCTGCCGAACAGCGCACCCGAATCATCACTGTTTGACCGCTTTGTCGTTCCCCCATTCTCAATCCTTGACACTCGCAAAGGTTATTGGCAAGACCGTAAAAAGAAGTGGTATGACATCATTGGAGATATGGGCGAAAGCCGTAATGACACGCTTGTAACGAGCCTTGAAATCAAGTACAAAGACCTGTATCAAAGAACCCGTGAACACAGAAAAGAACTCGGTATCACGTTCAAAGAGTACATCGAAAAGTACGTTCCAAAAGAAGACCTTGAACGGGAACAGTCAAAAATCGTTGCTCAGGGCGTTTCAATCCTTGACCCTGTTATGGCTGAAATCGTTTGCCGCTGGTTTGGGTTCAAGAACTGTCAGACGTTTGACTGTTTCGCTGGCGATAGCGTTTTCGGCTTTGTTTCCGCTTATCTCGGCAACCAATTCACAGGCATTGAACTAAGAGAACAGCAAGCCAATCTGAACAACGAGCGTGTGGCTGAAATGACCGCCCGTTATATTTGCGATGACGGTCAGAACGTGGCGAAGCACATCAACCCCGAGAGCCAAGACCTGCTGTTCAGTTGTCCTCCATATTTTGACCTTGAAAAGTATTCAGACCTCCCGAATGACGCAAGCAATCAAGACAGCTATGAAGACTTCATTCAGATATTGAAGAACGCTTTCACGGCGGCTGTCGGCTGCCTGAGAAATAACCGTTTCGCCGTTATCTGTGTGGGCGATGTCCGTGACCGGAAGACGGGCTTTTATTATGACTTCTGCGGCGACATCAAACGGATATTCAAAGAAGCGGGCGTTCTCCTGTATAACGAAATCATCCTTGTTGAACAGACCGCATCAACAGCCCTAAGAGCCGCCCGATACATGGAGACAAGAAAGGTCGCAAAGACACACCAACATATCCTTGTATTCTTCAAGGGAAACCCGAAAGACATAAAGAAAGAATACCCGAAAATTGAGTACACAGAAGAAGACATGGTTCAGTTTGAAGCCTCTGAAACTTCTTCTGAGAGTGAAACAACTGAAAATGAATAAAACCATGCAAGCAAAAATCTGGAATCACTCCCAATGGGTCAAAGAGACAGACCCGGAAGCCCTGCGGGGGATGTTTGACGAACTTCTCCGTGAGGCGGGCTTCAATGTTCTGAGTTGCACGGAACATCATTTCAGTCCACAAGGTTACACGGCTTTATGGCTGCTTTCCGAAAGCCATTTTGCTGTTCATACGTTCCCTGAGTTCGGGCGAACATATATCGAACTTTCAAGCTGCAACCTTGATTTTTATCTGAACTTTCTTTCAATGACAAAAGAACTATGAGCAAGGCACAAGAGAAGAAAAGAAACCAACTGAAACAAGCCCGTCTCGAAATCGTGGCGGGAATGTACAAGCGGGGTTACAGCCTCAGAAAAATTCAATCAGAAGTCGTAAAAAGACTTGAACTGCCCTCTTATTCCCTCGCCACGGTTCATAAAGACGTGCAAACGCTTCTTGACGAATGGAGGGAAAACAGAATTGAAGACATGGACGCTGCCCTTACGCTTGAACTTGAACGCATTGACGAAACCTGCCGGGAACTATGGGAACAGTGGGAAAAGTCAAAGACTGATTACAATAAGACGCAACGCAAACAGAAAGGTTCTCCCGCCCGTGATAACGAGACGGGGCAGACTTCAATCAGGACGTATCAGACAGAGCGCACGGAAACGGAGGTTATCATGCTCGGAGACCCGTCATATATCGCCGAAATCAGGAAACAACTTGAAGAACGGCGTAAGCTGCTTGGTCTTTACGCTCCCGAAAAGAAAGACATCAACGGAAATGTATCTTTCGCCTCTCTGCTGATTGAAAGTGGCTTGTTGGATGAAGCCGAAACGCAGGACGAAGCAGAATAACCCCGATTGCGCCCGAATGTGGCTCTGAAATAATTCATTCGTATAAAGTTACCATTTGAAAACGAAAGCCCGGCACAGGGCGAATCAGCAAAAAATAACTCAATGAAGAAACAGAATAAAGATATTCTCCGCAAGAAAGGTCTTGAACTGATGAACCTATGGCGGGCAGACTGGAACAGGTTTGTCCGTGAAGCCCTCGGAGTGACCCTTGACAAAGAACAGCAAGAAATACTGTCAAGCGTTCAGCACAACAGGCGAACATCGGTTGCATCAGGCACAGCCCGTGGAAAGGATTTCGTGGCGGCTTGTGCCGCTATCTGTTTCTTGTATCTCACCCCTCGCTGGAGAAAGAACAGTTTGGGCGAAATAGAACTTGTTGAAAATACCAAAGTCGCTTTGACAGCCCCGACAGACCGTCAAGTAAAAAACATCATGATGCCTGAGATAAGCCGCCTTTTCAACAGAGCCAAAGCCCGTGGCGTTGAACTTATAGGCAAACTGAACGCCTATGACATAAGAACAAACAATGATGAATGGTTCCTGACAGGCTTCAAAGCTGATGAACACAACCATGAAGCGTGGTCAGGTTTTCATGCGGTTCACACGATGTTTGTCGTAACCGAGGCTACAGGTATCGGGGATGACACCTTTGCCGCCATAGAGGGAAACCTGCAGGGCGACAGCCGTATTCTTCTTGTCTTCAACCCAAACAAGACAGTAGGCTATGCCGCCAAATCTCAGAAAGGAGACCGTTGGCACAAATACCGTCTGAACAGCCTGACTGCTCCGAATATCGCAAGCAAGAAGATTATTATTCCCGGTCAGGTTGACTATGATTGGGTGTTGGATAAACTTGAAAATTGGTGTGAGAAAATATCCCCCGATGAAATCATATCAGAAATGGATGACTTTGAGTTCGAGGGGCAATGGTATCGCCCGGAAGACCTGTTCAGAAAGAAAGTCCTCGGTCTGTTCCCGAAAGTCGATGAAGACACGCTTATTCCCCGTCAATGGCTTGAAGAAGCGCATGAACGTTGGAAACAAGCCAAAGGGCGTGAACCGCTTCGGGCTGACCTCAATATTCTCGGAGTTGACGTGGCGGGCATGGGGCGTGACGCAACGTGTTATGTCCTTCGCCGTGACAACTGGGTGGCTTCCTTTGACACACACAATTCAGGCGGCGTGGCAGACCACATGAAAGTTGCTGGAAAAATCATGGTTGCCCGCCGACAGAACATCGGTCTTTACGTCAGCATTGACACAATCGGCGAGGGTGCGGGCGTTTATAGCCGTTGCGTTGAACTTGAAGACGAACCGCATTATATCCTGAGTTGCAAGTACTCAGAGAGCGCAAAGACCCCTAACGGGCGTGAACTGAGCGACATCACGGGGCAAAACAAGTTCTTCAACATGCGTGCTTATCTGTTTTGGGCTGTCCGTGATTGGCTGAACCCAAGAAACAATACGGGAGCCATGCTACCGCCGGATGACAAGTTTGACGAAGAAGCCACGGAGATAAAGTTCTCGGTAAAGTCAAACGGCAAACTTTATATTGAGCCGAAAGAAGACATAAAAGAACGCCTCGGGCGAAGCCCTGACAAATTTGACGCTTTGGCTAACACGTTCTATCCCGTTCGGTATGCGAAACCTATCAACGTGAACAGAATTGCGAAAATGCTGCGGAGATAACAAACATAATATTCAATTCAAAAAATATCAAACAATGACAATCGAAGAAATTTTAAATTCGGACATGACGGCAGAACAGAAAATTGCCGCCCTGAGTGAAAAGACCGTGAACGTCCCTGTTTGGGGCGGTAGAAAAGGGCTTGAAATGGAGTATAACCCGAAGTTTCACCCCGTCATGGATAGACAGAAATACCCCGACATCGTGAATGAAGACGGAATTCAGCAAGTGACCCGCATTGCGCTCGGCTTTCAGAAGCTCGCATCAAAGAGAATGACAGAACTGGTTACGGCTATACCTGTCAAGCGTGTGTTCAAACCTGAGAACGACAAACAGAAAGAAGTGGCGACATTCATAACAAGCGTCCTCGACAAGAACCGCATCGACAGCGTTGACATAGACCGTGTGAATAGGTTCTTTGCCGGCTGCGAGATTATGACGTTATGGTACGCCCTTGAACAGAACAACACGCTTTACGGAAGAAAAAGCCCCCTGAAAATCCGTTGTCGCACGTTCTCCCCTATGCTCGGCGATGACCTATACCCCCTTTTCGATGAATACGGCGACATGATAGCAATGTCAGTCGGCTATCAAAGGAAGAAAGGGAGAAAGACCGTGAAGTTCTTTGACGCATACACGGCAAACAAGCACATCAAATGGTCTTCTGAAAGCGGTTCATGGCAGGAGATTGAGAATGAAAATATAACGCTTTTGAAAATCCCCGCAATTTACGCCTGCCGTCCTTTCCCGATTTGGGAATTCACGTCAGATACCGTTTATGAAATTGAATGGTCTTTGAGCCGTAACGGTAATTACATCCGTGAGAACTCAAAGCCACTGTTCTGCGTCTTCGCTGATGAAGCGATAAGTTACGGCGATGAAAAAAGCCCTGATAAGGAAGCTCGTGCCGTCATGCAATACCCGAAAGGCTCAACAGCGCAGTATGTCACTTGGCAACAAGCCGTTGAGAACCTGAAATTCCACGTTTCAGAGTTGAGAAACCTCTATTTCACAATGCTTCAACTCCCTGATTGGTCTTACGAAAAGATGTCGCAGGTCGCCTTATCAGGAGAGAGCCGGAAACAACTGTTCATTGACGCACAACTGAAAGTCAACGATGAGAAAGGACCGCTGATTGAGTTTTTCGACCGTGAAATAAATGTTATCAAGGCTTTCGCAAAGATTGTCTTCGGGGAAAGCTACGCCGCCGACATTGACGCTCTGAAAGCTGAAATCATCATTACCCCGTTCACGATATCGGATGAAAAGGATGACATCAACAACCTGATGACAGCCAACGGTGGCAAGCCTCTTATGTCCCAGCGTGAATCCATTGAGCGTTACGGAAAGTCCGATGACGTTGACAAGACACTGAAAGAAATCAAGGAAGAAGAAATGTACGACAGCCTTGAAATGGCTGAATAACAAGAAAGGGGGACATTATGGCAATATCAAGAAGAAGACAACCGCCAAAGACCAAAGAACAACCGAAATTTCAATGCCGTGACTGCGGGCATAGCTATGACTGGCATGAAATAGGTGCAAACGGGAAACCGTTCATGTGCCGTTGTCCGTTCTATACGGGCGGCAAGTTCTGTCGCTTTCTCTCAGACCCTCAGTGCGAACATTTCATCAAACGGGAGGTAAACGATGGCAAGGCTGAATAAATGGGAACGTCAACACCTGAAAGCCCTGTCAGCCCTTGACAAGCGGATAGAACAGATTTACGAGGCTGCTGTCAAGGAAGCCGCACGCATCGGTGCGACCATAGGCGATTTTAACCCCGACAAGCTCTTTTCTTTCAGCGACTACCCAATTACACGCAAAAGAATAGAAAGGCTGTTGTCGGGGCTAAAAAGCGGGTTGTCGGCGGCGATAGTTAACGGCATAAACTCCGCTTGGACGCTATCAAACAACAAGAACAACGAACTCGCCCGTCAGGTTTTCGGTAACAACGTGGGAAAACTCTCTCAGGCTCAATACCGCCGTTATTTCTCAACGAACGATGAAGCCCGTGAAGCGTTCATTCAGAGAAAGACAAACGGGCTGAACCTCTCTGACCGTGTATGGAATTATACGAACCAGTTCAAAGAGGAAATCGAACTCGGTCTTGATGTCGGTTTGAGAAACGGCGTATCTGCCGAGGACATGACGAAAGAACTGCGTCAATACCTGAAATTCCCCGACAAACTGTTCAGACGTGTCAAGGATGAACACGGAGTTTTGCAGCTATCCAAGCGGGCGGCGGCTTTTCATCCCGGTCAAGGCGTTTATCGTTCTTCATTCAAGAACGCCCGCCGCCTCGCCGCCACGGAAACAAACATCGCCTATCGCACGGCTGATTATACCCGTTGGCAAGACCTTGATTTCGTTGTCGGGATTGAAATCAAGTTGAGCAATAACCACACTTTAAACGGTGTTGCGTTCAAGGACATTTGCGATGAACTGAAAGGGCTTTACCCAAAGACGTTCAAGTTCACGGGGTGGCATCCACATTGCCGCTGTCATGCTGAAACGGTCTTGAAGACCGAGGAAGAAATGGCAGAAGACAACCGCCGCATTATGGCAGGGGAAGAACCCGTTCAGGGTAGCAAAAACGAGGTCAAGGATGTTCCTGACAATTTCAAACAATGGCTTGTTGACAATGAAGACCGGGCGAAACGTATGTCTTCTGTTCCGTACTTCATCCGTGACAACGTGAAGTTTATCCCTGAAAGGTTCATTCAGAATATGGGAACGTTGAAAGGAGGTCAAGACGCAGGGATTATTGAGAACCTGAAAGAAGCCTTTCTGAAACTCAAAGACCCGAACTATATCACGGGCAAAGAGGTTCAGAACACGATTAAGACCTTTGCCCAAAATAACCCCGATTTATTCCTCGGCGGGCTGGCAGATGTCGTGATAACACGGGCGAAAGGTGTAAGTTTCTTCATGGCGAACTCCCGGTCTTACCTGAACTCCACAGGGGCTTATGATATGGCGGGAAACACAATCAAAATTGCCAACCGGGAATTCAGGCTTGTCGGAGGCGAGACATTCAACCCGCTTGAAGAAGTCAAGGGGGCTTTAAAAGCTATATCCACGGGTGTTGATATGACATTCAAACAAGAATACGCCCTTGAAAGCCTATGGCATGAGATACGCCATGCGCAAGCTGTCGGTTGGAAGAACCTGAGAAACAAAACGCCTTTGAAACGGGATTCAATGGAAACTATCAATCAGTTCTGTGCCCGTCATTCATACAAAGGCTTCGTGCAAAGTCTCGGAGGAAAGGCATTCAACACCAAAGAAATCATTGAACGAGGTTATGGCTACGGACGTTTCGTTTCTAATTTTCAAAACCTATTGAAGCATATAAACGTCACACAGACAGAAGCGCACACCCATTTCAAAGACATCATTCTGAAAACCCCGTATGAAGAAATATACGGGGAAATCGTGAAATACGTTCAAGTGAAAAGTAAATATGACTTGAAGACAACGAAAGAACTCGTTAAAAGCATGATAGAAAAGCCCTCTAAGGCTTTCACTGATGAATTACAAAAGATGAAACGTGTTACGGGTGTGTAACTGACCGATAAAAATCTAATTTTAAGTCAAGCGGCAATTTATCAGCATATTTTGCCGCTTGTTTCTTATCGCCACGGTAATACATCAACTGGGCAATTCCCCAGTTTGCGCTTTCTTCATCAATAAAAGCCAAATAATTCTCCTTTTCAGATATTCCGATGTCTTCACGCTCTTTGTCTGTTATGTTATAATCAAAAACTGTTTCCATACTCTGACCTGTTAAGTTATTTTCTCCGAATTTGACGTATAAACGCTTTACTTTCCAAATTGGTGTAAGTCTTCACGTTCTGAATTATCGCCCGGCATTCAGGCGCAATCGCAACGCCATTAAAGAACGGCGGCAATCTTGCGGATATTATCCAAACGCTGCATGAAAGACTTGTCTTTTTGGGCGATACGCACATTGTATCTCATTTGAAGACGCATCAACGGTTCAGCTTCAACCCCCAGCGCAGCCTCGAACATCATCGCCGTTTTTTCAGTGACAGGTCGGCGGGCGTTCAATATCTCATTCAGAACAGAATATCCTATGCCCATCCGTTCAGCCAACTTGCGTTGAGAAATCCCCCTGTATTCGATTTCTTCTTTCAAGATTTCCCCCGGATGCGTGGGAAACGCAGGCTCAATATTGTTCGCTATCATTTTAGGGTCAACTCCCTGTATTGTTATCATAATCAATTATTTATAATGGTTTGACAAATCTGTTATATTGCATATCGTGGCAACGGTTTCCCCGTCTTTGGTATGTTCCTCGAATTCAATGCGATATTGGTCATTCACTCTCACAGAAGAAAGCCCCGCTTTATCATCTTTCAATTTCTCGTAATTCAATGCGTTGTATCGCATTAACCCCAAGACATTTGAAGTGTCCCGCATCAAATCTATCACACGAATATATTTCCGTATAATTTGAGGCTGAAAACGGTGTTTCTTATCCGTTCGCCCGGTATTATACATTTCCCGAAGATATTCTTCATTGAAGATTATTTCCATATTCAGTTCTTTTTCTTCCGCAAAGATAAGTTCTTTTTCTGAAAGTTCGCAAAAAAAGCGAATGTTTTTTGAAAGCCTCAAACGAATAAACCGGATAATATGATTACATTGTAATCACAAGTACCGCCAATTTACCTGTTTTTAGCCCCGCTGTTGGATTTTCGCAGTCGATCTTGTGCAAGTTATAAGCTAACTCAAAATAACGCCTTAAATCGGCTTATTCGGGCTTATTTTATTTCTCAGCCCGTGAACGTTTTTTTCTGCGCCTTACTGTGAATCGCCTCTTGAGTTATCAGGCAACGTTTCCCGTCATACGGTGTACCGTCAGGCAAACCGATGTTGTACAAGCGGTTGACCTTGCAGCCGATTTGCTCTGCCGTGAAGACATCATAAATCGCCGCAAGTGACGTGAAGAAGAACTCTGTTCTTTCGTCATCGTTCAATGGCGGTTCTTTGAACTGAACCCGGTAAATCGTCTTTTGCTCTTTCGCCATAGTCTTTTTCTGTTTAACGCCCCAACCTTGTGTCAGGCGAACCCCATTCCCAAAATCAGGGTGTGTACGCCTGACCCGTCAGGGTCTTTTTTTATACTACGTTAGTAGTATTTTTTTCTATATTCTTTTCTTTCCTCTCCTTTAGGGGTTTCTTGTGCAGAAAACACTAATTAAGCATAGTTTTCTACGAGAAAACCTACATTATCTCGTAGAAAACATTACTTTTTCAATTAATTATTTTTGAAAAGTTCTTCAACTCTATAAAAAGCCGACCTCCGTTTGATTGTTTTCGCCGTCTCGACACCCCATATCCGGGCAACAAGCCTAATAGCTTCTATATCCCCGTCAAAGGCAATGCAACATTCATGGTTATTGTATTCATAGCAATAAACCTCCTGCGGGTCACATTCACTCTTTATTCTGGCTTCCATGTCTTCGTAAAACTTGAACAGGCGTTCTATACCGTCTTTTGTGCCATAGCCTCCTGCGCCGAAACTGTAAATCTTCTCCCCGTCATTCAAAGGGCGTATTCCTTTCATACCCCTTGCGAATGATTCATTACCGAAAGCGAAGAAGCAATCATATTTCTTCACGTCAACCGAATCACGTTCATTACAGAGGGCTTTATAACGTCCCAAAGTCCGGGCGTTCTTCCATGTCATTAAACAATCATTGTCAATATCTTCATTGAACTCAAATTTCTTTTCGTCTGTCATCGTTGTCTCTCGGTTTTTAAGCCCGACACAGGGCTTTTACGGCTCTCTGTCGGGCGGGTTAAACATCATGTCAACTATTCAAAATCGGGATAAGTCATTTCAATAGGCATATCAGGCTCTCCCTCAAAGTCGTTATTGCAAGCTGAATATAACTCAGGCGTATCGCTCCCGAGCGTAATGTCTTTCCATAATTTGCCGTTGGTGTCTTTGTACACGGGTCTGTCCCAACTGTCAACCCCGATAAATGTCAAATCAGTCTTTTTCATTGCAGTCTATTTTTAAACCCGCAAACCCGCTTTTGACGGGTTCACGGGAGATGGTTATTTATGCTTGTAATTTCACACGGTTGAGAAGCGAACCTGAAATTTCATGTAATTCACGGCTTCTTTCAGGGGTTAGTTCTCGGGCGTGAGCCGTGATTGCCTGAGTGAGCTTCCAAAGGGTTGAACCTCCCTGAACACCGTCTTCGGGGTCATTGCGCATCAAAATCTTTTCAACTTCCTTGCTTTCCTGTTTCAGAAGACTTCCGTTCTTTGTCAGGTTCTTCAATTCATGCTCGAAATCAACATCAATTTCGGAAGCCCCTTGTATCTCGTAGGCTTTCTTCATCAGATTATCTTTCCCGAACAAACCTTTCGTCAGGTCTTTAACCGCTGAAACGGTGGTTTTCGTGTCAAGTTCATACGTTCTGTTGGATAGTTTCAGGTTATCAGGCAACTTAGACCCCAAGTGAACCTGCTTCATCACACTTTCACGAACCATGCCATTGAGACAAGCCCCGTTCAAAAGAAACGCCCGCATGTCAACCGCCCCGTCCCCGTAATCAGAAGTTGAGAAACGTGCGCCAGCAAATATGATGACATCGCCGTTCTTCGCTGTCGGGATAACAAGCGGCTGTGGCAGAATTGTTTCAGCCCAAACCTTTGTGTCGTTCATATAAGCGTCCGAAATAACCGCTCCTTGCTTTGCCGCTTCCTGAACAAAGGCGGTCAATATTTCAACACTGTTCAAACGGCGATAACTGTCAGAGAGAACGCCCCGAACCTGTTCCCCAACGGTTCTAACAAGAACACGGCTTCTTTCCGTCCATCCGCTATGCTCGTTCAGAATTTCGGCGGCAAGGCTTTTCGCCCATGTAGCCCCTTGCGCAAGCTGTCTGAGATAGCGTTGCGGAACTCCCATTCTGTCGGCAAGCTGACCTATGGCGTTATCATGGAGTGAGAACTGACCGTCAGGCATGTTCATTACCAGCTTGTCGCCGCCGCCGTTGAATGTTATCACGGGGCTGTGGTCTTTCTGTCTCAGGTTAACGCCTATCGGGGCGATATAATCCTGCGCTATCTTCCCCTCGCTGATAAGGCGTTCCATTGTCGCCTGAACTCCAACGGCTTTGCCGTCTATCATTCTCTGAACCTTGTTGATTACAACATCATTCAAACCCTGTTGCAGGGTCTTTTCATTTGTCACTGTCATTGTTTCCATACTTGAAAATTTTATTTGGTTAATACTGAATTGATTTTTCTAAATACTCTTTTGCTTCCTCATACAAGGCGGCTTCCGTCAAGTCTTCTGAACTTGGCTCAAAGCCAGACATATAAGCTGCTTCGATGATACTTTCCATATTATCTTTTCTTGATTTTTAATCCATTAATAACTTTTCTTGATTTTCTGCCGCTTCAAACATTGAATTAGGATTTAGTCTTCGCATCCTTTCAGCAACATCCTCGGCTGTTGTTTCAAAACCTATAAATTCAATGAATGTCGGCTTGGCATACCTTGTTCCATCTTTCTTGATGTTATAAATAAATGCTCCTTTGGGGAATCCTTTAGAATTGATGTACTTTGTTGCTCTCATTGTCTTATCCTCCCTATTATTTGATATAAAATGAAAATTTGATACCTCTCCTGAGTTTGCATACGCATTTGTCCTCAACGCTGTTGAAAGCCCGCTTCAAAAGTTTATTGAACATTTCAACACCGATAAGAGCGATAGCCCCTGAAACGCCAACCAGCTTGTGAACCTTATTGCCCTCGCCGTCAACGCCTGAAACCTTGATTCTGAAATTTCGGTTGATTTCTCTTGTGCTGTATGCTAAACTTATCGTCTTCATATTTCTGTTTTTTGAGGTTTAAAAGTGATTACATCTTAATCACATTGCAAATATAAGTTAAGTATTTTGGAAATAATCAACTTTTTCGGGTAAAAATTAACTGGACAGATTATTTTTAACCCCACTTAACTCCACTTCCGTAGTATTTAACTCCATTGTTTTATGAACAATCTCAAAACAGCTTAAAAGTATATTTTATAGCATAAAAACCGAGATAAACAAGAAAAAAGCGTTATTTTTATGAGTATATTGTAATCACTTTAAGAAATAAACCATACCTTTGTTGCAGTAAACTTATCAGTTAAACAAAGAAGTCGTTATGAAACAAAAGATTTTAGAAGCGTTGAAAGCCAAATTTCCGGGGGTCAACGCAAATGTATTGAACAGGATTGCCGACAAACTCGCCAAGATTGTAACTACTGATGAACAAGTTACAACTGCCGTTGCAGGGGTAACAAAAGAGTTTATCGAAATCATTGAAAGCTACGGCGACAGCCGTGCGACAGAAGCCCAACAAACAGCCGTACAAACCTATGAAACCAAATACGGTCTGAAAGACGGGCAAAAGGTTGATAACGGGGGCGGTTCTCAGGGCGGTCAGCAGGGAGGAACGCAAACCGTTCAGACACAATCCGCAGGGGTCGAGCAAGTTCCGGCTTGGGCACAAGCTCTTATCGAAAGCAACAAGACGATAACCGAGCGTTTGAACAAAATGGACGGAGACCGTACAACTGCAACCCGCAAGCAACAACTTTCCACAATCATTGAGAAACTTCCCGAAAATCTCAGAAAAGCTTACGAGCGTACACCTGTTGACGGTCTGACCGATGAACAGTTCAACACGCTTGTCGGCGAAATCACTTCCGAGGTGGACGGCATTGTCAATGACACACGGGCAAAGGGGGCTGTTTTCGGAAGACCATCCGCACAGAACGGCGGTTCATCAAGTCAAGGGAACGAACTGACAAAAGAGCAGATAGAGGCGATATCACACCGTGATAACAAGCCCGCTGACGGTCAGCCGTTCTAATGTTTAACACTCAAAATCATTCAAAAAAATGGGAATGACAGTAACACGCAGGAAAGACACACGTACCCCTCGTGTCTTCATGCACAAAACAGCGGATATTCGCGGCGGTGTTTCAGTCAAGGTTTCTGAACTCGGCGGCGATTTTCTGAACGAAGGCGCAGTACTGAGCGCACCCGACAACGGCATTTGTCACGTTGTGAAGATTGCCGTTCTGTCGGCAGAAGCTACAACAGCCGCAACCGACATCAAAGTAAACAAAGGTCACAATTTCAAAGTGGGCGATTTCGTCATGGCTGATGAAGGTGGTAAGGCTTATGCTATCACGGAAATTACAACCACAGAGAAAACCCATGACACAATCAAGGTCGGGACAACTCTCGGCGTGAAGATTGAGAAAGGCGGCTTTATCATTGAAGCGGCAGAGGAATCGGCAACGACAACATCAAAACTGAAATACACACCGCTTTCACTTGTCGGAACAGGCAAGCCTATCGTGCCGAACTCAAACCTTGACACGGACGCTTGGCTTATTGGCGTAACAAAGGGCAACCCGCTTCCCGAATGCGTGATGAAACACCTAAAAGGTATCATAAACTATTAATCGTAAGTAATTTATGGGAACTATTGTAAATACAATGATTCAGGGTTTGACCGAGCAAATGGTTCAAGCCCGTCTGAACTCGGCTGACGCTTCCGGCTTCCTTTTCGGGAAGCATTTTCCGGTCAAGAAAGTCAACGGCTTCAACTGGAAAACATTAACGAACCAGCTTGAAAAGAAGAATGTCGCCGCCGACTTGCACACCGATAACGGAACTATCATGCGCAAACGCCGCCCGATATTCGAGAGCGCACGTGGAGATATTCCGTTTATCTCTATCAGCCGTGAACTTTCACGTTCTGAAATTAAGGATTATCAGACCGCTTTGGCGTTTGCTCAGGACGAAGACGCAACAAAGTTGGTTGAGTATTGGGGAAACGATGTTGACTTCTGTTTCAACGGCGTTCAGTCGGAGGAAGAATATATTGCATGGAAACTTGCATCAAACGCTGGTGTGCTTAAATTCACGACCACCACGAACGCAACCTACGCCAATGAATTTGACCTTGACTATGACGTGGATGATGAGATGAAAACCAAATCATCCGTTGATTGGAACAACAAGTCAACTGCTGACATTATCGGCGACCTTGCTAAGTTTGTGAAGCTGGGTAAGGATAATAACCTGAATTTGAAGTTCGCTTTCATCAACTTGGATGAACTGTACAAAATCTGTTCTGCGGAACAAATCATTAAACAGTGCGCTTCTTTCGCCGCCAATGCCCTCGGTATCTCTCAAACACCTGACTTGGCTGCTGTAAACACCATGCTCGCAAAACAAGCATGGCTGAACGGTATTCAACTTCGTGTTATTGACCAAACCATCACCCGTGAATTTTCAGACGGTTCACAGACTTCCGGCAACCCGTTTGAGAACAGCCGTATGATTTTGTCAGAAAGTGAAATACTCGGTTCTACACAGTATGACATTCTTCAGGAAAACGAAGAAACAATTCTGAGAGCCGTGCGTGCCCATACAGTTGTCAAGAAGTACGGTACGATTGAGCCTAAGAGCGAGGTTACAATCGGTCAGGCTGACGCTATCCCCGTATTTGATACGGCTTACCGCAACATCTACGTGAGAACGGACGCACAAGATTGGGATTAAAAACGGTCTTGAATTATGGCAAAAGTGATTGAAAACCTGAAAGGTATAAACGCCTACCCGATACCGCTCCGAACACTTGTTGAGACAGCGGACAAACGGGGGCTTAACCTTGACACGGAAGCGACAGAAGAGGTTCTGAAAGGGAAAAGCTACAACCTCGCCAAAGCAGACTTGCTTCTGTGGTTGTCTTTCGCTCCTGACGTGTCTCAGGGCGGTCAGTCCTATTCATTCACGGACGAACAGAGAACGCAACTCCGTAATCATGCCAAAGCCTTGTACAAAGACTTTGACGATGATAGCGGCAGCGCAAACAAACCTATTTACGGATATAAAGGTTCTCGGCTATGATTATTCAAAACGGAACAATCGAATTCAAGACAAAGACAGCGAACGGGATTGACCCTGAAACGGGCTATCCCATCAAACCGTCTTCTGAGGCGTGGGGCGAGCTTATCCCTTGTCAGTTCAAGGCGAAGAAGTTCAACCAACTCGGAATTATCAAGGGGGAACATTTTACTGTGGCTTCCTATGAAATTCTGATTGAAGAACAACCCGTTCCCTCGGAACAGCTACGCTTGAAAGACCTGTCAGGGAAAGAGATTGGCACGTTTTCAATAATTCAAGCTGAACCGCTTGAAGCCGTGTGCGAAGTAAGAATTTTGGTCTAAAGCGATTTGCGGCTGTATGTCGGCTTTGCTTTTTCAACCCGGTCAAACATACCAATAAGAAAAGTAAACGCCACATGCGCCGATTTCGCAAAAAATAACTGAGAGGAATATGCCTATCACACAACTAACACCGATGTCGGAGATTGACAGATATACAGAACAGCAGCTTGAAAGGCTGAAACAAGTTCTTATCCGAAACCTGATGTATATCGGGGAGGCAGTCTTGAACCGGGCACGTTCAACCAATTCTTACAAAGACCGCACGGGCAACCTGAGAAGTTCAATCGGTTATGTTATCACGGTTGACGGGCGAATAATCCATTCTTCCAGCTTCCAAACCGTGAAACAAGGCAAGGACGGTTCTTCAAAGGGGGCGGCGTATGTGAAAAGCCTCGCAAGAAAATTCCCGCAGGGTATTTGCCTTATTGTCGTGGCTGGTATGAACTACGCTTCTTATGTGTCCGCAAAGGGGCTTGACGTTCTCGACAGTTCAGAACTTCTTGCCGAACGTCTTGTACCGCAAATGTTGAAACAACTCGGATTTCATTAAACAGAACTTATATGGCTAAGACTTCAAAACAAATTCAAGGGGACGTGTACCGTCTGCTGAAAAACAGTACCCTTTCCTCGATGATTTCAGGGGACGTTTACAGAGGGGACGGTAAGACCAGCAATCGCCCGAGAGACAGCCGCAAGGAGGATGCCGTTGTGATATTCACATCGGGTCTTTCGGGTGACATTCAAACGGGCGTTGTAACCGTGAATATCTATGTTCCAGATGTTGACCCTTACGATAACGGGGTTTTCGTTGAAGACGGTCAGCGGGCAGAAGAAATAGAACGTCTCGCCGATAAATGGGTTAAAAGCCTGACTGCCGATAAGTCCTGTTATAAATTCAGGCTTCAACAAACCATTTACACGGAGGCTGAACCTGACATCAATCAGCATTTCATCGTTGTGAAACTTCATTATGATTTCTTCGGCAGCGATGATGCGCCTCTGAATATCAAATCAATGTAGAACATTTAAAACGAATAAGTTATGTCAGTATTATCATGGGGTAAATGCAAAATTGAAACCACCCCCTCAATAGACGGGGCTCCCGGAGCGAGCGCATCATGGACGGAACTTCCTACGCCAAAGGAAGATACCACAAAAGTAACCCCGACTGCGGGAACTGAGAAGACCGCCACGGAAGAGGGCGGCGAGCTTGTCGATGTACGATACGGAAAGAATTCCTACACGCTTGAATTTGACTTGTTTGTCAAGAAAGGCGAAGAACGTCCTTTTGAAGACAATGACGGATTGATTTCAGGCGAGCACGCTTTCCGAATCACGCCCGAAGATGAAGAATGCGAGGGCTCGTTAATTGACCGTTCCGTGGTTCGTTGCGATGAGAGCTACTCAACCGCAGATGGAAAGATGCTTCATTATGTCGCACGCTGTCTGAAACCAAAAACGGGGAAGATAGTCAAGCCCTATACAAAACCAAAAGGCTAAAAGCCTTTGGCGGGATTGATACACTGGTTTATCCACCGTGAAGCCTGAACGCATTTCCCGGTTGCATGTCGGTTCGATTCCGGCTCCCGCCCCTGATTAGAAACTTAAAAAATATCAGATTATGAATGAAAAGACAATAGAACAGATGGTTGCGGAAACCGTCCTTGAAAAGCCTTTGGATGTCAAGGTCGGCGAAAAGACATATCAGGTTGCCCACGCAAGTACGGCGACACTTATTCTTGTTTCAGAGGCTATCTCGCAACTTCCCCATATTGTGCTTGACGCCGAAAAGGTCGTTGAAGAAACTTTGTCCGTGGCGAAAGACTGTCGTATTCTCGGCGACATAGCGGCTATTCTCATTCTTGGTGCAAAGAACATCATTGAGAAGAAGAAAGTTCAGCAAATCAAAGAAAAACGGTATCTGTGCGGGCTTATTCGCCGCCAGCACATGGTTGAGGTTGAAATTACCATTGACAGAAAAGCGGAACTCGCAAAAGAACTTCTTGAAGATGTCGAGCCGAAAGCCCTGAACCTGATTGTGAGCCAAATTTTATCAAAAATGCAGATTGCCGATTTTTTCGGGCTTACCACTTTCCTGACAGAACTCAATCTTCTTCATCCGAGGAAAGTGGAGAATTGAACGACAGCATTTGGGCTGTAATTGGCGGTTTCGCAAAAGGGTATAATCTGACTTTCGACTACGTTCTGCACAATATCAGCTATACCAACATGATAATGTACGGGGCAATTCTCCCGACATACAATAAGAAAAATGACGGGAAAAAGGGTGAAGAACAAAAGGTCATCAAGGCTGATGACCCGAGAAACAAAGAAGAAGTAAGAAAATTTTTTGAAAGCTGCGATTAAATAATTGGCATAATGAATAATGACGGTGGAAGATTAAATTACGGTGTCGGTCTTGATAACTCACAGTTAAGAGTTGGAGCGTCCGAGTCACGCCGCTTGCTTCAAGGTATCGGGCAAACGGCTGTTGATGAAGGTGCGAGAATTGACGATTCGTTCAAGAAAATCGGAAAGACCGTTGCGGGCGTGTTTGCCGTATCTCAGATAAAAGATTTCATCACGCACGTAGCGACAGTACGAGGCGAGTTTCAACAGCTTGAAATCGCTTTCAAAACCATGCTTGGCTCTGCGGGTCAAGCTGACGCTTTAATGTCCCAACTTATCAAGACAGCCGCCATAACCCCGTTCGGCATGAAAGACATTGGTCAGGCGGCGAAACAGCTTCTTGCCTATGGCGTTGCGGCGAATGACGTTAACGATACACTGATTCGCCTTGGGGACATCGCCGCCGGGCTTTCAATCCCTATCAATGACCTTGCCTATCTGTACGGAACGACAATGGTTCAGGGACGCTTGTACACACAAGACCTGAACCAATTCTTGGGGCGTGGTATTCCTCTTATGGAAGAACTCGCCAAACAGTTCGGCGTAGCTGAAAATCAAGTCAAACAACTTGTTGAAGACGGAAAGGTCGGCTTCCCCGAGGTTCAAAAAGCCATTGAGAACCTGACAAACGAGGGCAGCAAGTTCGGCGGTCTTATGGAAGCTCAGTCAAAGACTATCACGGGACAGATTTCAAACATTGAAGACGCTATCGACACAATGTTCAATGCCATCGGTCAGTCTCAGGAAGGGGTAATAAATGCCTCTCTCAGTCTTGTATCAACCTTGATTGAGAACTGGGAAACAGTCGGTAATATCCTTTTGACCGTCATCGCCACATACGGAGCATATAAAGCCGCCGTTATCGCCGTCGCCGCCGCCCATAAGCTGATGGCTATTTGGCAGAGTGTTCAGGCTTTCTTATCCCTGACAACCGCCGTGCGTTCAGCCAAAGACGCTATGCTGCTTTTCAACATGGCAGTAAAGGCAAATCCCCTCGGTTTGGTTCTGTCTGTTCTCGCTGCCGCCGCAACAGCGTTCCTTACTTTCAGAAAGTCAACGGACGAAGCTGCTGACGCTTTGAAAAAAGAGCGTGAAGAAGCCGAGGCATTCAACAAACAGGTTAGCGAATCAGCGGGCAAAGCCATTTCAACGTACAAACGTCTTCAAGAAGAATACAAGAACTGTAAATCAGCCCATGAAAAGCGTGAATGGATAAAAGAAAGTCAGGCTAAGTTCAAGGATTTAGGAATTGCCGTCAACAGTGTCAATGACGCAGAAAACATCTTTGTCAAGAACACTTCTTTGATGATGAAAGCCTTTCAGAAACGTGCGGAAGCAGCCGCATGGCAATCCCGTCTTGATGAAGCCTATGCGAAAAGGGTTGAACGCCAAATGGCTCTTGAAGACCAAATGGACAAGATTCAACCGGGGAGCAAAGTGCCGGGATATTCTCACACGACACAAGGAGGTTACGAATATGTTGACCGTAGCGGGGAATGGGTTTACACGGAAGCGGGTGCGAAGAAAGCCCGTGAAGCGTTCAAACAGACAATCGCCAATGACCCCGTTTTGAACGAGATTGACGCTCGTATAAACAAGTATTCTGAGAAAATGACTTCTGTTTCATCTGACTTTCAAAAGCTGTTTGAACAGGCGGGTACAACACAGAAGACTACACAGGAGAAGAACGAGGAAAAAAGGCAGGCTAAGGAACAGCAGAAAATCGCCGATGAAACAGCCCAGCGCACGGCTAAAATCAAGGAGTATTCAACAAAAGTTTCAGAAGCCGTTTCACAGGCTGAAATAGATATTCGGCAGGCTCAAATTAATGAACTTGAAGACGGTTATGAAAAGACCGTTGCACAAGTTCAGTTGAACTATGACCGTCTCATTGCGGAGAACGAGAAACGGGCACAAAAAATGATTGAAGACCTGAAGGACAAAAAAGTGCTTGAATGGCTCAATCAGAACCCCAAAGCAACAAAAGAACAAGAACTTGAATACCGTGCTTCCCTGAACCTGACTACCGCCGACTTGTCTTCCGAGCAACAGGCAATGTTAAAGTCTTATGAAAAGGTTGCACAGGAAATCAAAATCAAGGGTAATAAACAAGCTCTTGACGATATGCTGCAAGACGTTTTGACCTATGAGCAGCAACGCCTGAAAATAACAGAAGAATACGAGAAGAAACGTGAAAGCCTCTATGAAACGGATAAAGACGGGAACAAAAAACTTCGTCAGGGGGTCACGCAGGGAAATGTAGATGAACTTGACCGTGCAGAACAGGAAGCATACAAAGCCGTGGATGAACAGTTTGCCCAACGTGAGGAAACGTACAAGGCATGGTGCGATGAAATTGCCGAACTGACCCTCAAACAGTTGAAACAGGTATTAGAGCAAGCCGAAAAGGAACTTGAAGAACTTGAAAAAAACGGTGGGTCTTCTGATAAAATCGCTACAGCCCGTGCCAAAGTCGCAACAGCTCAAAAGAGTGTCGAGAAAGCACAGGCAAAGAATGATGTCAGTCCGGGTAAACGTTCAATCAAAGAGTGGGAAGACTTATACAAGACGCTTCAAGAATGCGAACGGGAGTTTGAGAGTATCGGCGATACGGTTGGAGGCGTGGCGGGCGAAATCATTTCAACGGCTGGTAGTATTATGACCGCCTCTTTGTCAATGATAAACGGCATTGTTCAGCTCGTGAATATGTCTGCCACGGGTATTCAGGGAACAGCGACAGCGGCGGCAACAGCCATTCAGACGGTTGAAAAGGCTTCTGTCATCCTGACTATCATATCGGCTGCCATGTCAATAGCGATGCAAATTGTGAACCTGTTCAACAATGATGACAAGAAGCAAGAAGAAATTGAAGCCCTGCAGGACAGAATAGACCAGCTTCAATGGGAACTCGACAACGCAGATGTTGTACGGTTACAAGAAAACAGCGGGAAAGCCGTTGAGCGTGTAAGAATGGCTTTATCAGAGACTTACAAAGAACTTTTGAGAAACAAAAAGGCTGTCAATGATGTAGCCGGGGCTTGGCGGCTCCTGTTCAGCAATGTTTCAAACAATGCAGAACTGCTCCAAAAAACCGCAGAGAAACTCGCCACGGCGTATGCAAATATCGCTTACACGGCTGATAAGGCTCTCGGGGGTGAGAAATACAGTAACGCCCAAGAACAGCTTAGAAATCTTGCGCAGCAACAGCTTCTTATTCAAGAACAAATCAGGAATGAAGAAGACAAGAAGAAAACCGACCACGGTAAAATAGAAGAATGGGAGCGTCAGATTGAAGAACTCGGACAACAGGCGGTAGCTGTCATCAATGACATGGTGGAGGACATCATCGGCGGTTCAAGTTCCGATATTGCCCAAGAACTCGGGAACGCTTTTTTTGAAGCGTTTCAGGCGGGCGAAGATTACGCCGAGGCATGGGGCGATAAGGTCAAAGATATTGTGGCTGACGTTATGAAACGTATGCTTGTATCAAAGTTCCTTGAAGAACCTCTCGGGGAGATTTTTGACAAGTATAAGGCTAAATGGTTCAAAGACGGTCAGTTTGTCGGTCTTGACGCTGTAATCCAATCTATGAGTGGTTTCGCTTCTGACTTGAACGCTGTCGGGACAGACTTCGCCAAGATATGGGAAAACCTGCCTGAGAACGTCAAATCAATGTTTGAGGTAACGGCAGACGCAACCCGTGAAGCCTCTCAGAAAGGAATCGCCACGGCTTCGCAAGAAAGTGTTGATGAACTGAGCGGACGTGCGACAGCCATTCAGGGGCACACGTACTCAATATCCGAGAACACGAAAATCATTCTTTCTGTCGTGAACATGATTTTGCAGTCAGTTTTGAACATTGAAAAGCACGCAGAAAACATGGCGGGACACATTGAAAACATTGAAAGTTCTGTCAAAGAGACCAAAGACACAGTTAACGATTTCGCCTTGAAAGGCATAAAATTAAAGAATTGATATGGAAGAAATTATCAGACAGGTTTACGCCCAATGGAGGGTCGTCAAAGAGCAAGCCCGGCAAGAATGCGATAGTCGTTCCTTGCCAAATATGGCGGAGAAATACCGCATGTGTGAGATGTTTAAAGGGACGGAAGATTTACAGAGCCTCATACGGCTGTTCACAAGCCCGCAGGGGATGGAATTCTGTATAAGACATCGTTTCCCGAATATAGCGACTTTCAGGCTGTTCAAACCGTTCAACCCTGAGAAATATGGCGTTTACATTGATGCGGGTATAATCACGCTGAAAAACCCCGGAAAAGCGGTTCTTATCGGACGCACAAGCGCAACGGTAAATTGTGACACGCTTGAACGCCATGAAGTCTTTCTTCTTCACGGGGCTAAGGCGTTCATCAACGCTTCGGGCTGGGCGGTTGTTTCCGTCAAGGGTTCAACGGGTTGCCAACAAATTCGTAACGTATCAGGAAATGCGGTAATATTATGATGTCAGGTCGATTTTACATAGACGGTAAGGATGCGTTCACAGAGTACGGCATATACGTTCAGGAGGGCGGCTACAACGAACTTGTGGCGTACCCTCCCCTGAAAGCTGTCACAAGTAACGATTGGCAGGAAGAAGACGGTATAGAACCTGACCTTTCTGAACCGACATTGAACACAAAGGAGTTTTCATTGAAAATTGTTCTCTCAGGCAAGGATTACCGTTGGGGAGGCTTTATTGAACTGTTATCAGATAAAGCCTATCATACATTTGATTTCAGGGAAATAGGACGTTCTTATAGCCTGCGCCTCGTGTCAAACCCGAACACGGATTTGGCAACGCTTCTCGGGTTTATAACGATTAAACTTGCCGATGATTTCCCTTTGAGCGAATATGCCTACAAAGAGCCTGAAAGCTCTCTTTACGGGTCAGATAATTATGAACTTGACGGAAAACCGTTTTCAGATTACGGGATTATCGTGTTGGACGGGACTTTTGATGAGATTGAAAAATCCCCTGATGTCAAGACCTGCCTCCTGCGTAATATCAAAAAGCTGAACGGGGCTTTATATGACGGAGAGAAAGTGACCTATAAAGCTAAGGACGTAAAGATAAACTGCCTTATGAAAGCCGCCAGTTTAACCGAATTGTGGCGCAATTATGATGCGTTGCTTTATAACCTTGTGCAACCTGAACAACGAATGCTATACTCTGATGAAACAGGCTATGAATACCCCTGCCATTATAAAAGTTGCTCCGTGTCTGAATTTTACGGTTCAGATAAAATATGGCTTAAATTTACCATAACCCTGTGTTTCATATCATTCAGGCTTGAAGACGATGAATTTGTCCTTGCGACAGAGACACGGGATTTGGTTGTGACAGAAGACGGGGAGTTTGCGATTGACTTACGAAAAATAATATGAAATTATGGGATTGAAAAGAATTAAAATCAGCGAATTAACCCTTTCCGATAATCTGAAAGGATTATACACAATCGGCGTTAAGCTGATAAACGGGGTTCAAACGAGCGTCAAGGTAAGTTTGGAACACATTCAGACCGCCTATGAAAATGCAGTAGCTGCGGCAAAAAAAGCTGAGACAGCCGCCAATAGTGCGAACACCGCAGCGGGTTCTGCCAATAGTGCGGCTTCATCTGCAAATAATGCGGCTACAAAAGCAAATACGGCGGCGGGGAACGCTGATAAGGCAACCACAGCGGCTAACACCGCCACAACCAACGCAAATAATGCGGCTTCAAAGGCTAATACCGCCGCTTCCAATGCTGACAATGCCCGTGAAGATTTAGAAGAGATAAAGGAAGCCGCCGTGACCGCCACCAATTCAGCCAACAGTGCGGCTTCCTCTGCCAACAATGCAGCTACAAAGGCAAATACAGCAGCGGGGAACGCTAACACACAAGCAGACCGGGCAAAGGAACAAGCTGACAATCCCCCGAAAATGGGTGACAACGGTAATTGGTGGAAATGGGATGAAGCTCAGAAAAAGTATGTCGATACAGGTATTCTCGCAAAAGGCGGCGTACTGTACCCGACATTCAGCATAGACGATGATGACATGGTTCTATACATGGAATTTGAAGATGAAGTAAGCGACAAACTTATCAAGTTTGATGAACAGACGGGAGAACTTTATTTGAATGTTGGATAATTTAAAGTTACACGAATATGACAAAGATACCTTTAGGAAAAGTGGCGTTCACAGACGCAGGTTCTTATAACGCCGAAAAGACTTACAAGCGGTTTGACTTTATTGACACGGAAGATAGTTCCTATTTGTCATTACAAAACAATAACAAAGGACACGCCGTCACTGAAACCGCTTGGTGGAAATGCCTTGCACGAGGCACAAAAGCCACAGAAGCCGCAAAAAAAGCCAGTGAAGCGGCAGCATTGGCAAATGAAAAAGCAGTGGCGGCAGACACGGCGGCGGGGCGTGTGAACAACGCTATAACACAAGCCAATACAGCGGCAACAAATGCTCAACAACAAGCGACAGCCGCACAACAAGCAACCGAAGAAGCCATAGACAAGATATCCGAAATGAATGCCGGGCTTGAACGCTTGGAAGAATTAGAGGATACACTTACAGCACAGGCAAGGCAGCAGCCCACATCTATGACTTTAAAGTTTCCCCCAAAAATAACGAAAGGGAACAAAGAAGTTCTGAGAATAACGGCAAGCCTATCTCCGGCAGGAACCGGTAACAATGTCCTTTTCTTGGGCGATGACAAAGCGGTTTCCGTTGCCCCTGACGGTTTTTTGACCGTGAACGGGATAAGCACAAGCAGAATACATGTCATCCCGACAGAGAACACGGGCATTTACCAGACTATTAACATTAAGGTTGTACCCCTGTCTGTCAGACTTTGTACAACCTCAACTTTACGCCTGACCGCAAACGGCGCATTCAGGTTCAACTAAAATAAATTGTTTAACACATAAAACATTTACGATTATGGCACTATCAACAGATGAAGAAAGCAAAGTAAGGGAAATCATTGAAGCGTTCACAAACGGAAAGCGTTTGAGCGACCTGCCTGACGTTTCAGGCAACAACCCGTTCAATCTCTTATGTGAAGTATTGGAAGACGGGGAAAGCAAAAAAGCGGCTCTCGCAGCCTTGCTGCCAAATATGGAAGAAAGCTGCATGTATGGAATTGAATACGACACAACGGTATCATCGCCTGATGTCACTCGTATCGGCAATATGTCACTTCACAAATCCTTGCCCGTTCACAACCGTATGAAAGGCTGTCTTCTTGATGATGACGGCAATGTGGTTGAATACCTCAATCCATCGGATTGGACGGGACAGACCCGTGACGGTTCACGTGGTCAGGTCATGGTAGAACTCCCGATGTATTTTCGAAAATTCGAGACAGAGGGCAACAAACGCCGTGTGAAGTTCTCTGAATATCCGTTACCCGGCTATCATCAAGTGAAGAAGAAATATGTTTCAGCCTATGAAGCCACTGTACAGCGTTCAACTACGACCCTTTGTTCTGTTGTGAATGATGATGCAGATTACAGAGGTGGAAACAATGATTCATCAAAGGACGCAAACAGTAACACTTTGTTGGGAAGACCTGCAACGGCAATTTCACGTACAAATTTCAGAGCCTACGCCCGGAAAAGAAAGTCGTCAACAAAAGAATGGAACTGCATGACGTATGACATTCAGAAAGACTTATTTTGGCTTTTTGCCGTTGAATACGCCACACTCAATTCACAAAAGGCGTACAACGCCGCAAAAGACAGCAACGGCTACGCACAAGGCGGTCTCGGAGACGGGGTTACAACACTTGACGGCAGCAAATGGAGTGCGTTCAACGGTTATTATCCTTTTATCCCTTGTGGTTATACGGATGAACTCGGTAACGGAACGGGCATAAAAGAATACTCCATGCCAACCGAATATGATTCTTCAATCAAGAAAGTCAATGTTCCCCGTTATCGTGGTATTGAAAATCCTTTCGGTCATATCTGGCAATGGACGGACGGCATCAACATTCAAATACAGTCAGCCGCCGCAGGAGGGCTGAGTAAGGTTTTTGTCACAGATGACCCCGAAAAGTTCAATGACAGCAATTATACGGGTTATTCCCATGTCGGCAATGAAGCCCGCACGGAGGCTTATGTGAAGTCTGTCATTTTCGGAGAGGGAGGCGAAATCATACCTGATGTTGTCGGCGGTGGCTCTACGACTTATTTCTGTGATTACCATTATACCAACATTCCAAGTTCAGGCGAAGTGTTGCGTGGTGTCCTGTTCGGCGGTGCTGCGCCTAGCGGTGCGGCTGCGGGTCTCGCCTTTGCGGCCTCGCTTCACGCCCCCTCGACTGCGAGTGCGCACTTCGGCTCTCGCCTTTGCTTTATCCCCACGGCATCGTAGCACACTTTGAGTGATAACCTTTTCCCTGCCTCTTTGTGGGGCAGGGTTCAAATAATAACAGTATAAAAATAATGATTGAAGAAATGAACAATATACCGAAAGAGGATGACGGAACACTCGCTTTCCTGAATATCCCAAGAGACGAAAACAGCAGAAGTTTCAACTGCGATGAAACGACACAATCAAAACTCGTGAACACCACATTTTGGGTGGTTGATTTCATTGAAGAAGTACCGACAAGGTTCAGCAAAAGTAAAGGGACAAAGGGTCAGACGCTTGTCAAAATCAAGATGACGAAAGACGCTTTGGAATCTGATGCGAAGAAGTTCTTCACGGGTTCTACTGATATTCTTTACGTATTGAAGAAAATCAAGGAGTTAAACAAGTTCCCAAGAAAGGTGACTTTGAGAAGTAACGGTAACAGATATTATTTTGAATGAGCAGACTATGAGATAACAACATAAAAGGTGGGTCATTCTTATGGTGTCCTGTTCAGCGGTAATGCGAATAACAGTGCGAATGCAGGTCTCGCCTATGCGAACTCGAATAACACCCCCTCGAATACGAATGCGAACATCGGCTCTCACCTATGCTTTAAATTGGTTCTGACAATATGAAACAAAATAAAGGAATGACAACCTTGCCACTTGGCAAAAAATTTCAAGCAAACCTCCTAAAAGTGTTGGTAGGAACGCCCGTTGTATGGGCTACCGAAGGCTCTGACTAAGAAAAGCAAAGCAGAAATATGAAAAGAATAGGAAACTTATATCACACAATAATATCCGTTGAAAACTTGCGGGAAGCTGACAGAAAGGCTCGCAAGGGTAAAACGCATACTTACGGGGTCAGGGTTCACGACAAGAACCGTGAAGCGAATATTCTTGCCTTACATGAAGCCTTGCTGACAAAGACGTTCAAAACCTCTCCTTATGATGTCTTCACGATTTTTGAGCCAAAGGAAAGGCTTATATTCCGTCTTCCGTACTATCCTAACAGAATAGTACATCATGCAATTATGAATGTTCTTGAACCGATATGGGTCAAAACTTTCACGTACAATACTTATTCTTGTATCAAGAAACGTGGTATAGAGGGGTGCGCCCGTCAGGTTGATAAGATAATAAGGGAGTTTGAGGGAAAACCCCTGTATTGCCTGAAAATTGATATTAAGAAGTATTATCCCTCAATCAGTCACAACGTGATGAAAAGGCTGATACGCCGTAAAATCAAGGACGCTGACCTGTTGTGGCTTCTTGACGAAATCATAGACAGCGCACAGGGACTTCCAATCGGGAATTATCTCAGTCAGTATCTCGCCAACCTGAATTTGTGCTATTTCATGCACTGGGTAAACGAGTGCTTGCCTGAACTTGTCAGAATGGCATTGAAACTGAAAGAGAAGCCGCATATCGAAGCGGTTGAATATGCAGACGATATACCGTTCTTTGCGGAAAGCAAGGATGTTCTCCATCAGGTTTTCAAGTTCATCAAAGGTTATATAGAGGAAGAACTTGAACTGAATATCAAAAGCAATTATCAAATATTCCCTATCGCAAAGAACCGTTACGACAGAAGCGGGCGTGCGCTTGATTATGTCGGTTATAAGTTTTATCGCAATCAGAAACTTATTAGAAAGAGCATAAAGAAAAATTTCTGCCATACCGTTTCACGGCTTAACCGCCGCAAGCCTCCGCTTGACGCAAAGGCTTACAAACAGGCTGTCGCATCGTGGCTCGGTTGGGCAAAACATAGTGATAGCAAACATTTATTAAAAACAATCATTAAACCGTGTTATTATGATAGCATTTTATGACAATCAGCCGACCAAATTGGAGGCTGTCGGAAACGGAAGTTACGTTTACCGCTTCAACATTCAGAAAGTTGAAAAACCCGCCACCGCTGAGACAACCGAACTCGCTGATACGGATGAAAGTTCAGTGCAGGAACAATGGCAATGTGAAGAAGTGACCGTTTGGTCGCCACTATCCTCAAACAAGATAACAGAAGCCGTTATAACGGAGAAATGGGACAACAATCAGGAACAGAAACTTGTCAATGAGTACAATGCAGCTAATCTTGGCATGTATGGAGGGGCTAAAACAACCGATGAAGCCAAAGCGAGAATTGCCGCTTATAAGGATTATCTAACAGCCCGTGCCACACTGAAAACACAAGTGGACGAAGATTGCCTTGAACTCGGCATTTTGTAACTTGTAGAAACCGCTTCCCGTCACGGTTCATGCTTGGATTATGTGACGGGAAGAATATTTATTCCTTGAAAGGCTTTTTTAGCCCCGTAGAACGCTTTAAAAGTGATTACAATATAATCATATCATTTAAAAAAGAAAATTCAACCACGGGGAAATTCGGGAAAAATAACTTAATGCTTAGAAATATGATTATTTACAACAATACAGGGAATAAGATTCTTGAAATTGAGGTGGACGATAACAGCTACCGAAACAGGGCTATTATGGGCGACCATAGTTTGACGTTGTATTATTCGCTCCCTGAACACGTTGAAATTCCGGTAGGTTCATACTGTGAGTTTCAGGGCGAAACGTTCACGCTCAAACGCCCGGAGAATTTCAAGATGAAACATAAAAGACTGTTTGAATACACGGTGCTTTTTGAACCGCCAGAAGCAAACGCAAAATTTTGGAAATTCAGAAACCCGGTTGACGGGCGATTGAAATTCACGTTGACAGCAAAGCCGCATGAACATCTTCAAATGTTTGTTGATAACATGAACCGCCGTGACAAAGGCTGGACGGTTGGCGAATGTATTGACGGTGTTGAAACCTTAATTGCCTATGACCATAATTTCTGTATTGACGCTCTTACCCGCATGGCTTCAACGTTCAAGACTGAATATGAATTTGTGGGGAAATGTGTGTCGTTACGTAAGATTGAATACAACAAAAGTAACCCTCTCCCGCTGTCTTATGGACGTGGCAACGGGTTCAAACCGGGTGTCGGACGTTCAAACACGGGTGACAATCCACCAACAGAAATTTTGTTTGTTCAAGGCGGTACGGATAATATAGACCCGTCAAAGTATGGTTCATCTGAACTTCTTCTTCCAAAGAACCAAACACTCGCTTATGACGGCGAGCACTTTGAAGATGAAGACGGTTTTACTGCCAGCAACGCCCGCCGATATATCGTTGATGAAGCGGGGTTTTCAATACGCCGTTACGATAAAGAACTGTCATCGCTTGCCGAAGACAGTCTTGACTGTTCCGAGATTTACCCAAAACGTGTCGGTACGGTCAGTACGGTTGTAGTTGTTGATGAAGAAAACAACTTTTATGACTTTGTTGACACGTCAATCCCGTCTTCCCTGAATTATGAAGACTATTTGATAGAGGGAGAAACTATGACCGTTATTTTTCAGTCGGGTATGCTCGCCGGGCGTGAATTTGAGGTCAAATATTACCATGATTCGGTCAAAGGTAAAGCTGCACGCCGCTTTGAGATTGTTCCCGCAGATATAGACGGGCAAACCATGCCAAACACCACATTTGCCCCCAAAGCGGGCGATAAATATGCTGTATTCAAATGTATGCTCCCAACGGCTTACATTTGCGATAACGCCACGAAAACAGGCGCATCATGGGATATGTTCCGGGCAGCTATAAAACACCTGTTTGATAATGAAGACCTCGAATTCACATTCACGGGAGAACTTGACGGGATATGGTCGAAAAAAGACTGGGTAAACATCGGTGGACGCATCAAACTCGGTGGGTATATTCGTTTCTCTGACGAACAATTTCAGAAAGACGGTGTCCTCGTGCGGATAACAGGTATTAAAGATTACATCAACAAACCGCACAGCCCTGTGATTGAACTTTCAAACACAACGGTAAGCGGCAGCGTGTCATCAACACTGAAAGACCTGATAAGTGAGGAAGTCATCGTTGATGACCTCCACCATGACGCTATTCAATTCACTAAAAGACGGTTCAGGGATGCAAAGGAAACAATCAGCATGTTGGAAGAAGCCTTGCTCGATAATTTCACGAACTCAATCAACCCGATAGCCGTTCAAACGATGTCAATGCTTGTGGGCGATGAAAGTCTTCAATTCCGTTTTGTGAACTCAAAGACAAATCCCGTCCCGGTTACGCACAGAATCGTCTATGATAACGAGACGAAACAACTGACAGCGGCGGCGGGTATCATCCAGCACATGACCCTTGGAATAAATACGGTCAGTTCATCGCACAAGGTCTCGGAATACAAATTTTGGGACATAACCGCTTACACAAGCGCAGTGCTTGATGACGGTAAAAAGAAATATTACCTGTATGCCAAAGTCTCAAAGACGGAACAAAATGGCGTTTTTATCCTGTCTGAAAATGCTATCAAATTAGAGGGCGTTTCAGGCTTCTATCATCTTCTTGTCGGTGTTCTGAACTCAGAATATAATGAAGAGCGAAGTTTTGTCACTCTATACGGTTTTACTGAAATCTTACCGGGGCGCATAACTACTGACAAAATTGTTTCCACAGACGGAAACACCTATTTTGATTTATTGAAAGGTATCATATCCGGGAAAATAAAATTCACTTCCGGCTCATCGGGCTTATATGAACTTGATGAATGGGGAGCAGTGAACGGTTTGATAAATCAGGCGCAGAACACCGCCAACGCCGCCGTTGAGAGCGCAAAGAACGCCAATACCGCTATCGGAGACCTGAATGAATATGTGGACGGTGCGTTCTCAGACGGTATCATTTCAGAAGCGGAGGCAAAGGCGATTGAAAAATACATCAACACGGTCAACAACACGAAAGCCGCTGTGGAAGCAGCATATAACAAGCTGTACACAAACGCCTATCTCTCAGGAACGGCGAAGACCGGGCTTCTGAATGCCAAGGTCACGCTCATGGGAAGTATTGATAACCTGATAAGCGCAATCAATTCAGCCATTGCGGACGGCAAGACCACCACAACTGAAAAAAACAATGTTGACAGCAAATATTCAACATTTAACAGTGCGTATGCGGATTTCAACACAGCCGTAGAAGCTGCCAATAAAGCTATTCAAGATACGCTGAAAGGATATTCCGATTCAGTTCTCAACACCGCCAACGCCGCCGTTGAGAGCGCAAAGAACGCCATTGCACAAGATTTGGGTTACGCGAATTTCGCTGATTTGGCAGAGAAAGCCGCCGCGAATGAAACCATTATTGTAGGAGGCAAAATCAACACAACATTGATTAACGCAGAACTTATAGTTACGGCGGCTTTGCTTGCCAAATTGGTTAAAGTGACCGAACTTATTGCAGAAAACTTGACTGTGACCGGGAATTCAAAAATAGCTGGGTTCAGTGTCAGCGGGAACGGGCTTACTAACACGCCGTTTAATAATGATGCGTATGTCATATTCCGTAATGATGCGCATAAATGTTTTGCGGGTATCGGTGGGAATGTATTACCCACGTCATCAGGGTTAAGAGCCGTTGCAAGGTTTGAGAATGAAGACACGTCCGATTGGTGGGGATTGGGTCGGAATATAGCAATGTTTCTTTCTGCTAAAAACGGAGCATATAATCATGCGTTCTTAGGGGAAGGAAACGGAACTCTGAACGGATGGATAGACGGATACAAGTACAGTAAGTTTACGCTTTCTGCAGCAAACACAATTTACAATGGTTATTCAAATCTTAAAGACAATAATCGTTGGGTCATTTATAGCAGCGTTGGCGGTTCTGGAATCACGTTGCCTAAACTTTCAGAGGTGAGAAGTGCTCTTGGTATAGGAACAAGCACAAAGTTCTGTGTAGAATTTACCGTTATTGCAGACCTTGATTCAAAGGACTTTAACATATACGGGAGAAACGGCAAACAGAGTAGCGATGGAACCTATCCGTGGAATACTTCTGATTACCCAAATCTTGTGCATTGGGATAATGACCACTGGGATAGCGTGGCAATGGGAGCGGGTGACAGCCTTACGGTATTGCTTATATATGATTCAAGCAAAAGCGGTAGTAAAGGCGGTTATCCATTAACCTATACAGCAAGAATTATCAACAGACAGAATTAAAGGAGGTTATAATGAAATATCTTTAAAAGTGATTACATTGTAATCACTTTGTATATCTTTGCAAATAAAAATCAAAGGCTTATGGAATATTTACCCGCTATCATCAGTGCAATAGGGACAATCATTGCAGCTTGGTTCGCATATAACCAATATGCGAAGAACAAATTTACTGACTTGAAGATTGAGAAGTTTAAAAAGGATGAAGAAATCAAAAGCATTCGCCGTGCCGACAATTCATCTATCGTTTACGGGGAACTTTGGGGCGTTCTTCACGAACTTGATGCGGACAGGGTGTATATAATGCAACCACACCCACTCGGGAATGAAAGTTTGTTATCTATTTATTATGAGGTCAAAAGAAAGGGAATTGAGCCTATGAAACCACACGTTCAGAACTTACATATATCAGAGGTCGCAAAATTCAGTAGTGAACTCGTAAAAAACTTGTTCATGTACGTGACTGACATAGATAATGAAATAAGTGACAAGTATGCTAAATCCATTCTGTCAAGTTACGGCTGTCAGGCGGTGATAATAAAACGCCTCAATGATAACCGTTACGATTGGGTCGGGAGCATATTCTGTGAGTTTACGCACCCTATAAATGTTTCAGAAGATGAAGCCCGTAAAATCATGCATGAAGCGGCTGTAAATATTCAATACATATTGCCTGAATACAGATAACATTTAAAATTTAAGTTATGAAGATTTTAATCGACAACGGTCATGGGGTTGATACGGCAGGTAAGCGTTCCCCTGACGGCTCTTTGAGAGAGTACAAATACGCAAGAGAAATCGCCGGAAGAATTGTATCAGAGTTGAGAAAACAAGGCTTTGACGCTGAACGTATCGTCACGGAAGAAAACGACATCAGCCTCCGGGAACGGTGTCAACGTGTGAATGCCATTTGTAACAGATTAGGGACAAAGAACGTCATTCTTGTTTCTGTTCATTGCAACGCAGCGGGAAACGGTTCTCAATGGATGAACGCAAGAGGTTGGTCGGCTCACGTCTCCTTGAACGCTTCAACACAAAGTAAGGCTTTCGCCCGTTCTCTGATTAAAGTTGCAGAGAACGAGGGCTTGAAAGTCAGAAAATATGCACATCAAGTCCCTTATTGGGAGCAGAACCTCGCAATATGCAGGGATACAAATTGCCCTGCTGTTCTGACTGAGAACCTATTTCAAGACAATAAAGAAGACGTGGCGTTTCTTCTGTCAGAAGCGGGAAAAGAAACGATTGTCAGTCTTCATGTCAAAGGTATTATCAACTACTTAAAGACAATCTGAAAAATGAAATATCTTCCCCTACTTCTGCTATTAACATTCATTATAGGCGGCTGTGCTTCAAGCCGCCGCCTTTCAGAAAATGTTCATCAACGGGACAGCGTGGACGTTAGGGTCGTAACCCGAATTGAATACGTTCCTGATACTGTCTTCGTTGAGATACCAGCACAAGCGTCAGAACGTGAAACAGCCGACAGCACATCACACCTTGAAAACGATTACGCAACGTCTGACGCTCGGATAAACCCTGACGGCTCTCTATTTCATAACTTGAAGACAAAGCCACAGAAAAAGCCCGTAGAGTTTGAAAAGCCAGTTGAACGCAAAGACAGCATTATTTATAAGACAAAGACAGTAACAGAGACCAAAATAGAGAAAGTCCCTCGTGACCTTACTTGGTGGCAAAAGACACAAATTCTCGGTTTTTGGGGGTGTATCTTCATTCTTATGATAGTTTACAGGAAAAAGATTATATCCTTTGTAAAATGGCTTATCTGATTATCTGATAAAGAAATAAAATCGGAAATTACATCGGAATTTTGGCGATTATATGTATCTTTGAACCGACATATTTGAAAATATAGCGTTTGCTATTGTTTTGAGGGTTAGAAAATCGCCAAAATTTCGAAAAGTCTCAAAAGCAATGGTAGATGCCTGCGTATATGTACGTGGGCATTTCCTTGTTGAGACTTTGGGCGTTTGGCGATGCCTCTAACCTAACAAGAATGCCCACGTTTTTGTGTGTGTCTGTGAACAACGGCAATCACTATAAAGAGAACCGTTAAATAACAGATATATGGATTTCAAAGATTCAATCAAACAAATTTCAGAACGTATCGAAACCCTCAAAGCCAATCTTCCAACAGAAGAAGCGACAAAGACGGCTTTGATTATGCCTTTTATAAACGCACTGGGGTATGACGTTTTCAACCCTTTGGAGGTGTTGCCCGAAATGTGTTGTGACATCGGCACAAAGAAAGGCGAAAAAATTGACTACGCCATAATGAAAGACGGCGAGCCGATTATACTTATTGAGTGCAAGCATTGGGAACAAGACCTGAACCTGCATGACAATCAACTGTTACGTTACTTCAATGTCTCAAAGGCAAAATTCGGCGTATTGACCAACGGCATAACATACAGGTTTTACACTGACCTTTCAGAACCAAACATTATGGATGAAAAGCCGTTCTTGGAAATCAATATGCTTGACCTGAAAGACACGCAAATCGAAGAATTGAAGAAATTCCATAAATCGTATTTTGATGTTGATATGATTCTGAGTTCAGCAAGCGAACTTAAATACATGGGGGAACTGCGAACCGTCATCGGGAAAGAGTTCACGAATCCGTCCCCTGATTTTGTGCGTTTCTTCGGGAAGCAAGTGTACGATGGTGTATTTACCCCAAAAGTGCTTGAACAGTTCACAACCCTTGTAAAGCGCACAATCAACAACTATGTTAGCGATATAATATCAGACAGGCTGAAAGCCGCCATAAAGGATGAAGAACAGCCCACAGAGGGCACGCCAGCAGTTCAACAACCGACAGAAGAAGAACAGCCCGATAACGGGATTGTTACCACAGAAGAAGAACTGGAAGCATTCTATATCGTGAAATCACTTCTAAGAAACATTTTCCCGGCTGAACGGATAACTTATAAAGACACACGTTCTTATTTCGGTGTTTCCATAGACAATAATGTGCGAAAGACTGTCTGTCGCTTTTATTTTGACCCTCCTACAAGAAAAAGGCTTGCGGTCATTGACGAAAACAAAAGTGAAAAGATGTACAAGTTAAATTCAATCAATGACATTTATAACTATGCCGATACTCTGATTGAGGCGGCAAAAAAATATTTATTATGAGGATTGTTATTTTATTAATCATATCTATGTGGCTGTTCCTTTCTTGTGGAAATGGCAAGAAACTACCCAATGTAGGAGATAAGGTTTATGTGGTTCAAGAATGTCTTTCCGCTGTCAGTGAAGATGATTTTGCAGAATTGAACAAGGTTTGCAATAGAAAAGACGAAAGCAGGTTGGAAGAAATGATATTATCAGAAAAGGTTTTTATACTAAATCCAACAAATGAGTGTAAATTGATTGAGGCTAAATTTGGCAAATACAAAATTCGAGTAAAAGTTGATTGGGATAAAGAAATAGACTTGTGGGTTGCTTCTGAATTTATCAAATAAAGATACATGCACATGGGAATAACATCAAGAAGTCAGCTAACACCGAATGGCGTTTTCTGTGCCCCGATGATTCCGGCAATGATAATTTACACCAATAAAACATTTGGGCGGCACATACAAAAAATTCGATGAAAATAACTTTCAGATAATAAGGCAGGGTTTCCGCAAACCGTGGAATCCCTGCCTTATTTTATCTTTCGCTCCTCTTGCGTCTTTGATATATAGTAGGAGAAGTAACTACAGATAACATTTGAAACAAAGTTTCTAAATATCCCAAATATGTATATCTTTGTTGCTGAATAAGCCACAAAAAAGAGTTTCTAAACATTTTTGTTGCTATTCTGTTGCTTTTATCTGCGCAATAAACGTTTATCTATTTGCAAATCAATACATTATGCTAAATTAATAACATTTTGCATCGGTAAGTAAATGTCTGATTATCAAATAGTTAAATTGATTATAATCGATTAATATGGCGCTCTTTACGGGCGCCTTTTTTGTTGCTCAAGTATCGTTGATAATCGTTGCTAAGCCTTTTTA